TAATATATCTAAATCTTTATTACTAATAAATCTTTCAGGTGTTAAATCTCCCCCACCTTCGTCACCACCTGCGTCACCACCTGCGTCACCACCTAAATCACCACCTAAATCACCACCTAAATCACCTCCTAAATCACCTCCTAAATCACCTCCTAAATCACCAGTCGACATTCCTCCCATATCACCTACTTCGGAGTCTGTTGTTTCGTCACCCATAGCATCACCACCTTCACCAGGTTTATTACCGTATAACTTATCTATATTAGCAAATATACCCGTTTTACTTATTACTTCAGATGTCTTTTCTAATTCAGCGGCAACTGCTTTTTCCATTCTTTGTTGTTGAATATCCAACTTAATTTCATCATCACTAAATCCGAGAATGTGTTTCTTAGCCCAAGATGATGAAACAGGTAGAATACCATTACCTGGGTCACTAACAGCATCCCTATAAAGTTGTATTTTCTGTGTCCATTGTTCCATTTTTAATAATTCTGCTTGTGCAGATGGATTAGTTAACCCTAAAGTAAAGTTACCTAATTCGTCTTCAAAACCTAAAAGGTATAAATGAACTATAGCTATTTTATTAAGTTCTTGAACCATAGATTTTTGTATTCTATTTATAGTTCTAGCGAACCTAATATCTTGTAAAGATAGACTTTTACCGTCTCCAACAACCTCTTCAAAACCTAAGAAAGCTTTAGGTACCCTCAAAGAAGTTAATAACTTTTTTTGTATGTACTCAATATCCGCAATTTCAGATAGGTTCTGAGCCCCTGGTAATGTATCTATAGGGTTAGGAGCATTAGGGTCCCTAACAGGAATAAAGTAATCTTGGTCAACAGCCATTTGATTATATCTTAAGTCCACATTTCCATTGTTGGAGTCAACTACTTGGTCTCTTTTGAACTTATTAGCGACTCGTTGTACATAAGGTTCAACATCCTTATCATCCATGTTACCTACAAATATTTTAAATACCCTTCTTTCTGGTGCTCTAGAAGTCCTATAGATTAACATAGCATCTTCTGATAAGATTAATTGTTTCCATATACGTCTACCTTTTTCTAACATAGATGTACCGTATGGTAGTTTTCTATCATCACCTAATAATCTAAAGTGAGCGACTTCCCAAGTATTGAAAGTTATATCTTTATTCTGCCACAAAAATTTTAATGAATCATTTTCACTTTCCGTTGAGTTTCTTTCAGGTTTAATTTTCATACCTCTCTCCTGTCTAGTAATCTCAATATTAGGTAACTGTTGAGCCCCCATAATACCTTTTTCAGGGTCTAATTTTAAATACACAAAATTATCACCGTACTTACATGTATTACGTGTCCACATAGGTAAGTTAGTATTAATATCTAATCTATTATTAAATAAATCCGCTAAAACTGATTTTATTCTTTTACTTTCAGAGTAAATTTGTAATATATATCCGTCTTCATCGGGTGTAGTAGACTCTTCAGAATAAATGTCTAAAGCTGCTGAAATTTCAGGAGTATACTCCATACTCTCATAGTCGTAAAAAGATGCTAAACGTGTGGGTTCATAATAAACCGCTTGGGTATATAAATTGTTTTCGATTTTTTGCCATTGCTGACCTAAATATAGTGTTTGTTGAGCTTGTAATTTCTCTCTTTCATATTCTTTTTTGTCGGTAGTTTTTAATATTTGTTTTTTATCAAAATTATAAACCGGGGCTTGTTGGTCTAAGGTAGAATCAGGTCCAAATACCTTAGTCAACCTTTGCCATATAGTAAAATTGTTATTATCAGCCATCTTTTTTTAAATAAATATAAACTTTACTTAATTTAATTAAAGGTTATCTACGATTACCTCCAAATAACCAACCGTAATCCTCATAATCTTTTTTAGTGTAACCATCAATTCGTCTATGGTGATTGTATTGATTAGCGGGCATTACAGGTAAACCTGGATTAAACTCTTTAGATGAATTTTTTACCGGAGTTTCATTAACTAACCAACTTTCCATCATAGCCTTTGTTTGGTCGGTCACCTTTTCAAGTTTCGTGAAAGAATTTTCACCTACATATATTGCCATTGCCATGGCCATGATAAGGTCGTCGTGTTGACCCTTAATATGGTCAGGCCTTCCATTTACATAGACAAAAGTATTTAGCTCGTTCATAAGACGTGTCGAACGAACAATAAAGTTATGTCTTAAAGCCTCCTCAAAAGAAGCCACAATTTGAACTCTTTTTGAGTTAAAGTTTAATCCCGGTATTTTCTCTATAGTTGATGGGTTGTACTTCCACTTATCAGCAACATTAGTACCTTCAACATATAAATCTTTATAGTTCATTTCTTGCAATTTTCTTGCGGTAGAAACCCCCATACCTCCAGTGATATCAATAACGACAAAGGCAGAATACATTGTCGCCCACTTAAATGCGACTTCAGCAGCGACATCAGGAGGTATTTTACCTAAATACTCTAAAACTTGTTCTCTCTCATCAAAATCTATAATACAAAAGGTTGTAAAGTCTTCACTATCACCACGAGATACATCAATACCCATAATATATTTGTGACCGACAACAGGTTCTTTCCACTGCCATAACGCACCACCCATAAATTTATTTTCTGGTTCCACAATAAAATTCTCCTTTATTTTTTCCACAGTATCACTAGGTATTACATTATCACCTGAACCCAAGAAATTACACTCTAATTCCTGAGCAATTTTACGTCTATCAAACTTAAGCTTTTTAGCCATACCTTCGAACCACGTAGAGTATGGCTTATATCCCTCAAGAAACTTAGATTTAATCTCTTCAAAATTTCTTTCCATAGGTGATATGTGACCATACTCTATAATAATCTCGTCATCATTGTAATCCTCCCTATTTAACATATAATGAACAATATCATTACATTTAATAAGTTTTAAATCTTTAGCGTACCGAGGGTCACGGTACCAAAACATTTCAGTAATTTTAAAGTCATTCATACCCCTTAAACACTGGTCGTAAATAGAGTAATATATTGGGTCAAATCCATTAGGGGTAGATATTACAATTACTTTACCTCCTGTAGATAGGGACGCCATACACGCAGACCAAAAGTCATTATCGGCTTCAATAAATGCCGCTTCGTCAAACACAAGAATGGTAGGGGTATATCCACGAAGTGCGTCTTTCGATGTTGCAACTGACTTTACTTCACACCCATTAGTTAATTTATAATGTCTTTGAGAGTTCTTTTCAATGGAGAAATCTACCCCAAACCATGAGGGCCATTGGTCCATGAAAGCTCTGATTTTACTTGCCATCTCAACAGATGTATCAAGTTTATTGGCTATGATAAGGATTTTTTCTGGTTTAGTTTTAGAAGCTGTAACTAATTTTTTAGATATCCATGCAGATGTTACAGTAGACACTCCAGCTTGTCTATATTTAAGGGCTATGTTTTCTTCAAAAGTATCATAATCATTTATTAGATATTCTTGGTCGGGAAATAATTTTAAAGGAACATATTTAGACTGAGTATTATCATAAGTCTGTAGATATGTTTTTAACGCATACGAGGTGTCTTTTACACACCTCGCATACTCCAATAATACCTTTTCTTTTGTTAACGCCATATAGACATTTTAAATAACTTTTATGTTAAGGAAATACCTAGGTCACCCAATAGGTCAGAAAGTCCATCATCGCTGTCATCATCATCATCAGTATACTGTGACATTGCGTCTTCATATTCATACCCCTTAAGTTCTTCAATAATTTCATTAACCATTTTTGAAACAATTTGTTTTCCTTCGTCTGAACCTGAAATAATTAAACGAGCTACTTCAAAAAACTCGTCTGTAGATAATGCGGAAAAACGAGAAAATAAATAATTTTGTATTTCTCTCATATCATCTTCATATATTTTATCAGGATACGAAGATTTAAATTTGTCCCAAATAACTGGACCTAATCTTAAATCCCATATTTCATATGGGAGTGTATCTGTTTGACCCATAACCATATCAGCGGCCTTAGGGTCGTCTGGTAACCCTGACGTACCTAATACCTCATAAACCCCTTTAATTAGTTCATGAACTAAAACAGGAAAGAATAGACCTTTAGCCTTAATAGTAGGTGGGTCTGTCGTATCATCAACTTCTTCAGAACCCTGTACTCCCTCACCACTTTCGGCTGCGGACATAATCATTTGGTCTGGCATTATCCAATAAAGTAAATCGTTAATAGACATTAGGACCCCATAAAGATTTAATAGTCTAGGGTTAATATTATTTAATTGTTCCTCAACAAGATGGAACATGTAATGACCTTTTTTTGAGGCTCCCTGTATTAATGAATTAATAAACCTTCTTTTAGATTTCTCTAAATCAAATTTTTCAAAAGCCACCATAAAGTTTTCTAAATCGTCTTCCGCCTCATCTGAACTAACTCCAAATTGTTGCTGAACTTCCTCATCATCAATCTCTTCTGGTTCAGAAATCATATTAGACGTATCTATTTGACCTGGCATTGATTGTAACTCTACGTCATATTGAAATGCATCATCAGGTAGTGATAATTCTTGTTTAACTAAGTCTACTGCTAATTGTTCTAAATAACCCTCATTATTTGATTCTATAGATTTCACTTCCTGTACTGCCTGCATTAACATCATTTGTAATTGCATAAATGCATTTTGTCCTGACACTTCTTCCATACCAGTGTAGTTTTTTACTCTATCAACCACTTCTTTAAATCTCGTAGAAGCTATTAATTCAGCAAAAGAATTATCAAACTCATCGTTCTCTTTACCTGGTAGGGCGGGATTATCAGAAATAGGGGTTTCACCACTAGAGATTTTCCTCTCGATTTCTCTATCCATTCTTTCAGGACCATCGTATTCGATTTGTTCTTTTACGGCCTTTCGTATTTTGTTAGTTAAATCACTCATCTCTAAATTTTATATTTAGGTTATTAAATTTTAAGAACTCAGGCACTCCTTTATCTTCACCCGCTTTAGGTTTTGGACTATGTTTTGGTTTGTAAGGATTACCCCTTTCAGGTTTAACACCTGGTTTAACCGTTGGCTCTGCCGGTTTTATTTCAGTACCCGCTTTAGGTTTTGGACTATGTTTTGGTTTGTACGGTGTACCTCTTTTAGGTTTTACCCCTGGCTTAACAGTAGGCTCTGCGGGTGCAATTTTAGGTTGTTCCGACAAAATATCTTTTTTAGTTAACATTTTACCTTGTGATTTCTTAATCAAAGATACAATACTTTCTTCAAGATGACTAATTTTTTCTTCCTTACTTTCTTTTTTAACGCAATTTGGAACTTTTTTACCAAACATAGTCTTCATACCTTTCTTCTCATAACCTTTCCAACACTTCGTACCTTTACTTGTCTCTTCAAACATACCTAAAGTTGTTAAAGTACCGATAGGTTTTTTCATTTTTTTCTTTGGGCTACCGAATAAATCTTCTATAACTGCATCCTCATCAATATACCCCATTCCGTCACTATTCGGACTAGGATTATTACCTGCCGGACCTTCAGTATTACCAGGACTATTACCGGCGTAAGGATTATATCCACTTTCCTTCTCTACTGAGTTATCTAAATCTTCATCCTCAGATATTTCACTTTCATTCTTCATTGTTAATGCAACGTCTCCTTGGTCGGTTGCGGTTATCTGATTATTCTCACCGCTATTAGCGTCTTTATCAAACTCTTTTCTATCTGTTTCATTATCTAAATCAAAAACTTTTGTTTTTGTATTATAACTTTCAGCCTCTTTAATTAATCTATCATATAGTAAATCAATGTGAGTGTTAGACATTTTCTTAATAGTATCATAAGAAAAACCCTCCTCTAATAATGATACTATTTTTTTTTCTTTATTCTTCATGTGTCATAAAACTTTTTTCATAAGAAAGAACAATATCTCTTTCATATAATTTATCTTCTACGGATTTTACTGTATCTCCGTATCTAAAGACTAATCTTTTATACTTACTATCGACTACAAACTCAGAATCAGATTTTTCCCATCCTAAAGATATAACATCCTCAACTGCGTCATAAACAGAAAAAAAGTCAGAGTTTTGAACTAACTCTAATTCAATATCTGAGTTTCTCAAAACACCAACTTTTTTAATATATTCAACATTAGGTGGTAATGGTTTACCTGAAGCCGGTTCAGAATCCCAATCCTCACCCCATACTTCTTCTACGTCAGAGAATATAAACTCATAGATATTGTCCCCTTTATAATTGGGACCCAATTCGTTGACGTAGATTAACCTCATAGTAATTCTCCATTAGGTGATACTTTCAATTGTTTACCATCTACTTCAAATACCAAGTTGTTCTTGTTTGTTTTACCTAAGAACTTAGAACCCTTGTTTTCCTTCATGATAAACTCTGAGGTTAATTCTTGCTCTAAAGTCTCTGACATTTCTTTAACTTCAGACTTAACTTTAACCTTGTTTACTTTTTCTGTGATAAATCTCATTACGTTCTTATCTTCAGTTTCCTTTTTTTCTTCTTCAGAAATTACGAAATACTTTGATAAAACCTTATCTACTTTAGATTCTGTGAATACTTCATCTACAACTTCTTCGATTCCGTATCCTTCACCTAATTCCTCATCACCTACAGGTTCTTCTTCCACACTCATATCCAAGTCTAAGTCCAACTCATCTTCACCACCGGCTTCAATATCAAGTTCTCCCTCAACACCATAGTCGATTTCTTCATCTTCAAAGTTACTTAAAATATCTTCTAAGTCTTCTTCTGATAAGTTTTCTAAATTCACGGCAGATATAATTGAATTTAAAACGTACTTAATATCTTCAGAAGAAAGTCCTTCTTGAGAATCTAATGTTCTTAACTTTTGACCTAGTTTACCCGTTAATTTTTGGATTAATTTAAATGATATTTCGTCTTCCTCTGATTCAATGTCAGTTTCAGGTACATCCATATCTAAGTCTAATTCTTCTTCACCTTCAGGTGTTTCTAAATCCATGTCTAAATCTAATTCTTCTTCTTCACCTCCTAAACTCCCTAAATCTAAATCACCACCCATATCGCTCATCGAAGCTTCAGGTGATGGTTCTGGTTCAGGTGTTGGAGTCTTAAGTACAAACTTTTTTTGTTCACCTATTAAGTCAACATTTTCACTATGTTCATGAATCCTATTCAATTCGCCAGCCATTAGATTTATTTTTTTCATGGCTTGTGAATAAGAGCGATAATATTTCCTATTCTTCATAGGATTAATATATTCTAATTCACTTTCGTTAATTCCTCTTTTAACTATGTAACCACTTTTTTCGTGTACAATACCGTAAACGTTACCATCTGCGAGTTGTATAGTGTAATCGGATTTATTTTCATTCAAATTTTGAGTGGTCTCGTTATACCGAGCAATTTCTAGGATACGTCTAATTTTACTGTCTCCTTGTAATTTTTCACTTCCTATTGGGTTTAAATCTGCCATTTTTAATTTTTTTTTAAGAGAAAACACCATTACCACCTAACTGTACTAAATTACACTGAATTGATTCTGTTATTGTGTATGCTGATAGTTCGTCGTTATATTCTACAGTATTCATACTAGGATGAACCGTAGGTGTTCCACCAGTATATAAGTTATATGTCGAATCTGCGCTATATGTACATCCCGTGATTGCCATGTTTATATTTTTTTAATAAATATACCGTAAATACATAATTTTCTATTTTATTTAACTATCTGATAAATTTTCTTTGATTGAGAGTGTTTTATCAATCAATTCATTTTTATTATCGAACAGTTTTTGTATATATCCGTTTCTACGTAAAAATTTAAAAACTAAGTTTTCATAAGAGTATTCTCCTCCTTTTTCTAACCCACCACTTCTAAATTTTTTTATTTTGTCTTTAACCGAATCTAATTTTAATAAGGCTGAATCTAAATCGATTTCTTCTTCTACATCTTCTATCGTATTATCAATAATATCCATCCAATTTTGAGATTTAGATTCTATCTTTTTCGTATCTATTATTACTTCTTCCGGTTTTGGTTGTTTCATCCATTCATTATAAAGAACTGAATAAACACCTGTCGACATATGAGGTTCATTCATATCTTGAACATATAACTCAACTTCATATCCTTTAACAGTAATATCATGTTGTGAATTAAAAACCGTTCTCTTTAAGTTAAATAAATCTTTAAATATTTCTTCTTGTTCTCCTGACTCTTTAAAATCATATATTATATGTAAGTCAATATCTGAATAGTCAGACCAGTTAAAATTAGCTAATGAACCTGTCATAGTAATATCTTGAACAAAAATATCAAATCCCAAAAAATCAATAAACTCGTTTGCAATATCTAAAAGACCATCTCTTATTTCAGGTTTCATTTTAGACTCTTCAACATTGTCGTAGTTATCCCATATTTCAGGATTAAGAGTATCCTTAACCAAAAAACTACTAATTATTTTATCCATCTTTATCTATTTTTTTATAATCAAACTTTTTACCTATTTCTTTATTAAAAAAACTTCCTTGTGATTCTGCCATTCTAAACTTAGTAAAGATAGAGTGAGGCACTTCACTATATTCATATTGTATCTCACCTTTAAACGTCACTAAAAGTTTTTGTGTCGACGTATCATACTCCACAATCTTGACTGTTGAAGAGTCAATCTCACAGATTATCTTCTTACCTAATATTCTTTCTGTTTTAATCGACATTACTATTGGATATTAATATATAAGAAATAAAATCGTTGTCTTCTCCCATTGTGAGCCTTTGAACCTTGTTTAAAAATCCACTAACCTTAAAGTCCTCATTACTTATTCTTAAATCTTCCGCCGCCGCTATTTCAGCATTATTCCTTGCCTTTTTCTTTGCAATTTCACGGTCCGTTGAGTCTGCAACACCAAAATATAAAGTTTCACCATTAACGTCTATTTTACCTTCTGATTTATTCGTGTCTCGAACATCCTGAATAATTTCATCAATGGGTTTATTGTTATACTTTTTTACTTCTACTTCTACTTCTTCTTCATCACCGTCAAGTTTATCTTTGATATTATCGACAGTGTTTTTAATCGCCTCTTTACCTTTTTGGAAACCTTTCTTTATACCATCTCTTACACCTCTAAAAATTCCTTGTTCATCAAGCTCAGATTCGTTAATACCCATTAACTCACGATTACGTTTTACTTCATTCAATATATCCTTATTCATGACAATATTTTACTATAAATACTTCTATTAATAAAAAACCCCTCACTTTTGATGAGGGGGTTTTATTAAGAGTTAAGTTTTTTAAGTTTATCCCTATATTTTATCGAAGATTCAAAATCCTGAGATTTTATAGACTCATCTAATTTAGTTTTAATTTCCTCAATCTTTTCTTTATTCGACTCAATTTTTTTGATTTGGTCTCGTATTTTAGCGGCTGTCTCATAATCTTGTATTTCTACCGCATCTGATAATTGGGTTTTTAAAGTAAAAGTTTCATCTGTTTCTACAGTTGTTGGTTCATCCGTATATTGATATAACGTTGTGACTTGATATGTACCATCATCAGAAATAAATGTTTCTTTTTTCCATTTACCGTTTTTATCATCTCCGTGTTCTACATTTTTTTTACCTTTAATATATAAAGGGTTTGATTTATATGACCCAATCCCGTCAAAAAGAGAGTCAAAATCTGAAAATAAGTCATTAAAATTAAAATTTCTACGTAACATTTTGTTTTTTTATTATTAGTTTATTAAATTTACATTTTTATAGTTAATATCGTACCAACATATTAAATTAACTCTAAAACTGACATTATGTCAGGTAAAGTTTAAATGATATGTCACAATGTCAACACTTGATTTAATGGTATAATATATACTATATTTGTATAAAATTATTTAAGATTATGATAGAATCGGTAGACCCAAACGAAAAAGGAGGAGGAAAAAAGAAAAAAGAAGTTAGTAACTCCAGAACTCCTGTTCTAGATAATTTTTCTAGAGATTTAATTAAGTTAGCGTCGGAAGGTAAATTAGACCCTGTTGTAGGTCGAGAAGTAGAAATAACAAGGATTGCACAAATTCTTTCTAGAAGAAAGAAAAACAATCCTATTATTGTTGGTGAACCTGGATGTGGTAAAACTGCGATAGTGGAGGGTTTAGCTATGAGAATTTTTGAGGGAGATTGTCCTCAAAATCTGTGTGATAAAAGAATCGTATCTTTAGATATGACTTCTATAGTCGCGGGAACAAAATATAGGGGTCAGTTTGAAGAAAGAATGAAAGTTATTTTAGATGAACTCCATGATAACCATGATATTGTAGTGTTTATTGATGAGATTCATACTATTATAGGTGCGGGTAATTCCTCAGGTTCATTAGACGCTTCCAATATATTTAAACCGGCACTAGCGAGGGGTGAAATTCAATGTATCGGAGCAACAACTCTTGATGAATACCGTGAAAATATAGAGAAAGACGGGGCTTTGGAGAGACGTTTTCAAAAGGTGATGGTTGATGGGTCTACACCTGAAGAAACTATGGTTATCTTAGAGAACTTAAAGTCTAGATATGAAGACCATCATAAAGTATCGTATAGTTATGAATCATTAGAGGCTTGTGTTTCTTTATCAGGAAGATATGTTAATGATAGAGAATTCCCTGATAAAGCGATTGATGTTATGGATGAGGTTGGGGCTAAGGCACAAATCAATGTTAAATTTCCTGAAATTATAGAGAAACTTAGAGAGGATGCTTTTAATATAAAAGAAAAGAAAATACAAGTCGTAAAAAGTCAGAGATATGAGGAAGCGGCTCAATTAAGAGATGAAGAGAAAAAGATTCTTTCTCGTCTTGAGTTTGAAAAAGAAAAATTCGAAAGTGATAAGGATGAGAAAAGAAAAGAGATTACCGAAGAAATGGTTTATGAGGTAGTTTCTACTATGACTAAAATTCCATTGTCTAAATTAAATGCGGATGACAAAGAATCTTTATTAAAGTTAGAAAGCAATCTTAACAATTCTGTTATTGGACAAGAAGAGGCAGTCAAAACAATATCTAAGTCTATTAGAAGAAATAGGGTCGGTATTAAAGACCCTAATAGACCCATCGGTTCGTTTATCTTTTTAGGTTCTACAGGAATTGGTAAGACTCACTTAGCTAAACAATTAGCTAAAGAAATTTTCGGGGATGAGGAATCTTTGATTAGGGTAGATATGTCAGAATATCAAGAGAAGTACTCAATGAGTAGACTTATAGGTTCTCCTCCAGGGTATGTGGGATATGACCAAGGAGGTCAATTAACTGAAGCAGTTAAAAATAAACCATATTCTGTGGTACTATTTGATGAGATTGAAAAGGCGAATAAAGATATTTTTTCAATTCTACTTCAAATGATGGATGATGGTCATTTAACAGATTCGTTTGGTCGTAAGATTAATTTTAAAAATTGTCTTATTATAATGACCTCAAACTTAGGGGTTAAGAAATTACAAGATTTCGGTACCGGTGTTGGGTTTGACACTAAGACTCGTATGTCAAGTAACGAAGAAATGAAAAAGTCCTTACTACAAAAGGAACTTAAAAATCACTTTACCCCTGAGTTTTTGAATCGTGTAGATGAAGTTGTAGTTTTTAATCCCCTTAAGGAAAACGAGGTGGAAAAAATTGTTGAAATTGAACTATCAAAACTTAATCGTAGATTAGTTAAGTTGGGTTATAAGGTATCCATTGACAATAAGGTTAAAAAGTTTTTGTCTGAGGTTGGGTTTGATGAGAAGTATGGAGCAAGACCTATAAAACGGGCAATTCAAGAAAAAATCGAGGATTTAATTTCAGAAGAAGTATTAAGAGGTAATATCGTAGAAGGTAAACCCTGTAAACTTAAAATGAAAGGTAAAGAAGAGGTTGTACTAATAAAGGGGAGATAATTTCTCCCCTTTTGTTTGGTTTAAAGTAAATAATTTAGTATATTTGTATACAAATCAACCACAAATGAATAACGAACAACTTAATCGTCTCAAAGAAGTACTTTCAATCCCAACTAAAACCTATAAGGAAGATGGAATGGTAGACTATATTATTAATGTTCTTGAGACGATTGACGGTGTAACGTATTACAATGACCCAATGAATAACGTTTACGCCACTAAAGGTACATTACCTGATGGTGAGTTTTATCCGATGTTTGTTGCACATACTGATACGGTTCATGAACTGGTTGAAGACATTGTTGTTGAGGAGGAGAATCTCGAAAAACCACCCACTTTTGGTCGAACGTTTACTGAAGAACTAAACTTATCTCTAAAGGGATACACTCCACAAGGGAATCCAACGGGAATCGGTGGTGACGATAAATGTGGTGTTTTCTTGGCACTCGAACTCCTTCGCACTTTGTCACATGTAAAGGTCGGTCTTTTCGTATCTGAAGAGACCGGATGTCACGGCTCTAAGGAGTGTGATGTTGAGTTCCTCAAGGATGTGGGTTATGCGATTCAATTTGACGCACCTGGAAATCATTTGGTTACCGAAGTTTGTTCGGGAATTCGTTTATTTGAGAGTAATGGTGAGTTCATTAAACGCATTACCCCCATCTTTGAAAACTCTATGGGTGTATCTCCTTACCTTCAGTCACACCCATATACTGATGTCTCACAAATTAAACAAAAAGGTGATTTTTCTTGTATCAACTTTTCTTGTGGTTATTACAACATGCATTCAACATCTGAATTTGTAGTTGTAAAAGATGTTGAAGATGCCCTAAAACTCGCTATTGGTGTTGTAAATGAGCTTGGTTTGAATAAGTTTGGTTACACTTACATCAAACCTACATACGATTACTACGGTCAAGGTAGTTTATTCACTAGTTATGATATTGAGGATGATGATTACGATTATGAATCAGTAGAATGGGAAGAAAGTGATAATCATTACTTCAACATCTCAGATGATTCAATTGAAATTGAAAGTAAAATTAATGGAAATACTGTCACTTTAAATATGAAGGATATGGCAGATTTATATCTACTTATCCGTGAGCGTTTATTGGAAAACGAAGAGATTTAAAACGGGTCAAAAAGTGTGTAGTTGTTCAACAATTTAATTATTGTTGTCAACTTAGCACTACCTTTTTTTATTTCATTATCTTTATTAATTATTTCAAAATTAATTTTAGAGTTTTTTGGGTTAACCCCTGTAAATATTATAGAATCTTCACTTTCTGACGATTTAATTGCGTGAGGAGTATTAAGACCAAATTTATTATTTATATACTTTAATATTCTTCTATACTCATTAACGTCTGACACTACATTATCATCAGATTCGACATCCGATAAAACATTTTCCAACAGATTTGTCATATCACTGTTAAACGAGTCATTAAACACATCCAAATCCTGATATTCATTTACACTATCCATAAAGTATGTGTCTAAGTCAATATTTTGTTGGATTACGTTCTCCAACACTTGCTCTGTAGACAAGTCTTTATTGTAATCTAAATTATCCTCGTAGATATCAATAAGTTTATCAATACTGATTTTATATTGACCAAAACAACCTTCATCGTCAACCTTTGTTAATCCTATTTCATCATAAAGATTACATATTTCATCTTCAATATATTTTATTACACCTTGGTGTATAGACCTGTCCTCGGCTTCGGAATACAAATAACCAAAATCTTCATATAATTTTGGTAATTTATTTTCTATAAATTTCGATACTTTTACGTCCCAATCACCGTCAGGTTTAATTTCACTACCATCAAACGCCTCTAACAACTCAGGTTCTATTATCTCAACAATAGAACGTAATATATCTATATGTTCAGGTGTTAATACATAAAGTGGGTAACCTTCCATCATATCGTCATTAAATCTTGATGTCTCATAAAAAAAATCTCCATTAGGGTTTTCATATGACCATAGATAATAACCTATCGCATCTTCACCGACCTCATCCTCCATAAAGTCCAAATAATTCTTAAGTTCATTACTGAAATTAAAAATTGCGTTCTCACCATCAAACCTATCAAAGAAGTGAGATGTTAATGATTCATACATAGATGTCTTAGGGTTATTTTTTACTTTCTTTAGAGTTTCGTAGTCATCCCCACGTTCCGTCAGTTTATTAATCTCTTCCTTTATTGGTGCAAATCTTTCTAATAAAAAACTAAATTTTTCCCCGTGGTCCTGTTGATTGTATACCTCAGGTGTGCCGTTACCATGAGGTACAAGTAATGCCATTTTACCGTATGTTCTGTCTGAAGATTTTTTATCTATAATGTAATATAGTTTACCTCTTGATGTATATCTGTTAAAATAGTCGTCGTTATCAGTACTGGTGGTACACCATTTAGTACTTGCTCCGTAGTAACATGATGATTTATGTGATAATGGACGTATTATTAAAAATCTATCGTTTTCATAAACTCTATCTACTTCTTTTTTTACTTCTTTTTCAGTCCTTATCTCATCTAAATAATCTTCGTACTTATTAACAAAACGAAATAAATCGTGAATGGTATCAAACGAGGTAATGTCTTTTGGTTTTGACCTTATCTTTTTTTCTGTACTTTCACTACTAAAATTTCCTTCTATATTTAAGATATTAAACATATTATCAACCTTTTCAGGTGATAATCTTTCAACAATATCATGATACTTTTTAATATTGACCCATATAATACTTGCGACTGAAATTGGGTCCCCTCCTCCTACAACTGAAGAAGTGGGTTTATTAATTTCATCTATAAATTTTTTAACACCCCATTCAGAATACTTTTTAGTTAAGCTTGGGTCGTTATTTATAATTATTTCGGCATATTTTATCGCCTCGTCACCTAACGGTTCAAGTTGATTTCGGAACTTATCTATTATACGCTCCTTTTTACCTTCTAATAATAGAGTTATAAACTTCATTAGTCATATGCTGCACATCCTATACCACCACTGTCTTCAAAAAATCCGACACCACCACCGCTCTTAATAAAATTAAAAATCTTACGGTTTCTCCCTCCTGTTGGTTGTGTATCACTTGTTATTTTAATATCCCATTCACCAATTTTATCATCAGTACCAGGTTCACTCTTTTCTGTATCATAATCAAATTTAACAGCCAATTGTATTATACAATATTTATACTGTTCATATTCATTTGGTGAACTGTGTGGTTCTTGCCCATTAAATGTTCTGTCACCCTCTTGTTTAAATGAATTAGGGTCACCACCACCATCAGAAAATTGATTTGGACTTGGTGGATTTGGTCCTGATGAACCGTCACCATTTCTACCATTAGAATTTAAAGTGACATTTACTGTACTTATGTCGGGTACTAAAGAACTTAATTCATTAACTATGTAACTATATACACTTTCAGCTCTCTCTTGAGAAAGTTCTTTAAAATTCATTTGCTGAGCCTCTCCTGTATTTCTGTATCTTGACGCTGATGTCGCAATTACAAATGGGTAGTTTTCACCGTCTACTTTATTCGCCACTGAAACTTTAGCATCTGGAAATTGTTTTAGAAAATCGGTAATATCACCTTTAAATTTTTTAGTCCACTCAACGACGCCTTGACCCACTCTTGTTGAGTTGTTAGGGAATGGTTCACCTTCAGTTTTCTTGTCTATTGAGTGATTAACTTTAACCGCGGGTATTACAGTTTCATCTTTTTCTTCTTTTGATAACTTACCAGGTATTAGACGTATTGATTTAATATTTTTTCTACATTCACCTATATCAGGAGTACTTTCATCTTTCTTTTCAGGGTATTTTTTAGTACACCAATCGATAAAATATTGAATGAACCCTTCTTTATTTTCTTCTGTCATAGGAGGAACATCGGCACCTGATTGTCTTTTGTCTTTTCCTTTTACACCCTTACTACCAGTTTTACAAGCGTTAAGTGATGACTCATTAAAGTCCGGATTTAACGAATCTTCGCCGAGAGGGAATCCGAATTTTACTTGACCTAAACGGTCACCGTTTTGGTCTTCAATATTTCTTAACTCTTTTACAGAGTTACGATATTGGCTTTCATCTTTAAAATATGATTTAGGGATGTAATTGTAACTACTGTATAGATATTGTCCATCAACACCTCTTCTTGTTGTTGTTTTTTCCGGTAACTTTTCAGACTCTAATTCTGAAACAGGGAATCTATATTTGAAATAATATCTTGGTGAACAACTGAAATCATCACCAGCACTTTCCCAATAAATTTTACTCTTTTCATCTAATAATGAGACAAACACTCTTTCTATATTGTCAGTTTGTTCTAAAACTAACTCCAACCCCATAATTTGTCTCATGCGGTTAACTTCATTTATAATATTACGCTTCATTGTAATTTTTCTTTATAAATAGTTTGTATAAAGAAAAACTTTCACTATCTTTATGTTTATGAAGAATCTATTACCCCTCCTTTTTTGTTTGATTTCATTAACGACCACATCTCAAATTACATGGGAAGGTGCTAAATGTTATTATATTGATGATAAGGGTAATGAGGTTGAAGTTTCATGTGAAGGATATATCCCAACACCAGTACCTCAGGTAAATATTGATTCTCTTTGTTGGGAAATGGAAAAACGTTTTGTAAATACATTAAACGAATGGAGAGTAAATCATGGATTGAATGGATTAGAATACGATGATGACATGGAATCTCTACTGACTGTGCCTTGGAATGAAAATCAGGTAAAAACAGGTAAAGTTGGTCATGGTGAAGGGTATAACAGTTTCACAAATCGGATTGATTGGGCGGGTTTTGATACTTGTGGTGAATGTTGTGGGTCTAATCATAGGTCGGATGTTAATAATGTTTCTCAGTTTTTTTTACAGTATCAAAAAAGTCCCCCACACTGGAAAATTTTAACAAATAGTAAGTATAACTATATTTCTGTATCAGTTCTTTATGACCGAGAAACAAATACTTATTATTCTGTAGTAAATGTTCGAAAGTGATTTGATTGTTTAAGATTTATATTTATATTTGTAGTGTTCTTTGAAAATATGGGGGTGTTTTATGGATTTGACCGGTATGGTCAGGTGTAGAGTGCACGTAGTGAGAGGATACCTATCACTTTAATCTACGGTTTCAATTTGTAACAGGCGAAACTTTCGCAAAACTTCAGGCTGTCGGTTTACTCCGCACTGAAGAGGTTTACGCTGCCTAAGGCATCGTTTACCACGGGTCGGTCAGGACGTTAACCTTGGAACAGAAGTCCGTTGTAGTGGTGGAAAAATGACTGAACCCTAAATCGAGTCATACATCTATTGTCAGTGGAGGATGTTAAAATTCAACTGAATATTTCGGATTATTAAGAATTAATAATGAACTAAACGTGTAGGACTCTATATTTGAAATATTTGGGACCTGGGTTCGAGCCCCAGCACCTCCACAAATAAATCCCCTATTGTTTTGGCAGTAGGGGATTTTTGACTTATATTTGTATCACAATCACCACATAAACAATATTAATATGACTCAAGAACAAGTAATCGAAGAAGTGCAGAACTACAACGGAACCAACAATTTTATGAACTCACTCAAAAGAGGTCTTAATAAGTTTAACTCACTGACCGATAATCAAACCGCAGCAGCTATTCGTGTTATCGAGGGTGCTCGTCGTCATGAACAGGCTCAACAGCGTTTGAATATCACTTTGGTTGGTGATACCATCAAGATTGGTCGTAAGATTGCATTGGGTATTAAAGAAGAGTATGGTCTTGAGTTTCACCCCATCCTTATCGATGTAACTGCGGTTACGGGTATGACTGACCGAGCACTTCGGGTCAAAGGCAAGTTGACGAAAGAAAACGGAGGTGTATGTCGTTGTTGCGCTAAAACCCTTACTGATGATGTTTCTAAGTTGACAGGTATCGGTCCTGTGTGTTCTAAGTATGTTGGTGTTGCTCATCCTCGTAGCGCTTACGACACTGTCGCAATCGAGAATTATAAAAAGGATATGTCTCGAAAAATTGATGAGATTGGTGAGTTTGAGTTTTGGATTCCTAAAAGGGCGATTGTTAAGTGGAATGGTATGGGAGGAGTGATGGTGAAGATGTGAGAAGGGGGGGGGTAACACCCCCCTTTTTTGTTTTTTATATATTTGTAGATATTTATTACAATAAACTGTAAAAAAATATTTAATATGGGAACAGCAGAAATTAAAAGTCTTATTAGACACGGATTAACCGCAATTGGTACTTTGTTGGTACTAACAGGTTTGAACACATGGATACCTTTGGTAGACTTATTAACTGAGAATTTAGATTCAGTAATAAATGCTATCGAGGTTCTAATAGGTTTAGGAATAGCGGTCTTTGGATTCTTTAGGAACAAAGATAGATTCGAAATAGTTAAGGAGGCCGAGGCCAAATAATAAAAACCTTTAAAATTAAAACCCCCGAACAAATCGGGGGTTTTTTTTTGACTAATAAATTATTATATTTTATATTATAAAAAAAAACATAATGAGTAACGTACTTGTACTAAATTCTGATTTTTCACCATTAAATATCACAACTTTACATAGAGGGTTTATATTGGTGAACAAAGGTAAAGCAGAAATAGTAAAAAAGGGAGACCGTGATATCGTCACCACTATAGGTAAATTTGTTCGTCCCGTAATTATAAGGTTATTAAATTATATTAGATATCGAAGAACCTCATTAAAAGTTAATAGAAAAAGAATTTTTAAAAGAGATAAGTCTACCTGCCAATATTGCGGTTCAAAAAAAAATCTAACTATCGACCACATTATACCTCGTTCTCGTGGAGGTAAGAATACTTGGAAAAATTTGGTTACTTGTTGTTCTAGATGTAATGTTACAAAAGGTAATAAAACCCCTAACGAGTGGGGTGTTAAGTTAATAAATAGACCTCATGAACCCTCTGTATTTTCTTCCTTATTATACGAAGAAGCTGAGGTTATATGGGACGATTTTAGGAAAGGATTTTCTACTTATTGACCGTTATAAACTATTTATAGGTGTAGTTCTTCATAAACAAGTAAACCTATAAATTAATGAATTTTACTTTTTTTAATAAGGCACGCCGTGTGCTTTTAATACCTTTAATGCTCTTGTTTTCAGTAGTATTAAGGGCTCAATGTGACGTTTTTATAGAACAGGGTTCTGTAGTCGTCACTGATAATGGTAGTGGTGTCAAGTTTCAATTTGACGTTACAAACAATTCGGGTAGTGAATGGGAAGGGGACGTACTTAAGATGTATTGGTCACTTAATTCAAGTGCACCAATATGGACCATAGATTATACCTCAAACAACAATGTTGGACCCTTACCTCCTGGTCAGACTAGGACAATAACAACCCCTTGGTTCGACATTCCAAATCTCCCTTCATGGTTTCCTGAAGACCCAGGTCCTGGTGGAGTAAATGATTTATCGTGGGAAGAGTCTATGGAATGGGCGTATTATGGTTTATCTTTCCCTTTTGATGGGGCTTGGTCACAATTTAATCTTAGGTTAGGTAGTTGTGGGTTAGCTGATGGCGCTTGGGTATATAACTCAGACGGAACACCATACTACGGACCTTTTAATACTGATTGTCCTGATGTAAATAATGATGCGTTTTGTGATTGTGATGTTAATTTCCTTGGATTTGACCCTGAAACATATGACGTAAGTATTGAAGTAGTATCACATTGGAACTGTGGCACTTCTTTAAATACGGTGGGTCAGTCGGGACAAATGGATTATGTAAATATGGTTCAAATAGGTGCACACGTACCTGGTTGGGATTATGAATGGGGTTGTACCGCATCTGAATATCATTTAGGATGGACATTTGATAATCCTGTATCATTTGCTGAGTATTACGCGGGTGATACAATAAATTATAATATGTTTGCTGACGATACATTTTATGATGATTGTTTCCAAAGTATCTTAGAGTCTGATACATTAACTTCATGTTTGGAAGTTGTATTATGGCAAATAAACTATTCGGAAACTGCGATTATTGGTGAAATTGATGGTGGTTGGGCCCAGACGTGTGGATTATGTGCGGACCAAACACAGTTTTATCCTGACATATCAATGGAATTAAATTCTATTAATGTATGTGATGCACCACCCCCTATTTACCCTGGTTGTACTGACCCTTTAGCAGAAAACTTTAATGGTAATGCGGGGTATGATGACGGGACTTGTACTTTTGCACCTGTATACGGTTGTCAAGACCCTATCGCTTGTAATTATAATCAACAAGCAACCGAAAATGATGACTCATGTATATATTGTGATACTCCAGAGGGAGAAGAATTATGTAATGAATATCATGGCGATAGCACTTATTGGGAGTTTTATAGTAATCTATTCGACTGTGATGATGAAGTAATATATACTCCTGACGCAGGTGGATATGTTTCATTTGTAAATGCAGTGTGTGATGACGGGATAGTTTCTAACGAAATTAGTATAATAGTAGTTAACCCTGATACGGGTAATTTTAATTCAAATGACACATTATTTGTGTATTGTGTAGAAGTACCTGAATTAGGTCTTGATACTTGTTTAAATGGTAATTTAAACGGTACTGATTGGATTGAACCTGGTGGGGGTCAGTTAATATGGACTATTAATGTACCTGATTTTATAACTCAACTAACAATTAATGTATATGATGTTGAAGGTGAGATTGATGAATATTCATATAACAATACGTTCTTATACTTAAATAATATAAGTGACCCCGATGTATGTCTTGTTTTAGGATGTACAGACCCAATAGCGGAAAATTATAATCCGTTAGCAACTGAGGATGATGGAAGTTGTGAATATATGGTTGATTTATCATTAGATAGTATAACTATAAACGAATACTGTGACGGATTTACCCCATACTGGGTTCCTACGTTACATCTAAACAATCTAACCAATCCCGCGATAAATGAATACTGTATTAAAGTTCAAGTCTTAGGACAAACAAACGACACTATTTGTTTTAATGCGATGGGTACAACAATAAACTCATTCGGTGATATCTCTATTGAGTGGCCTAACCCCATATACTCATATGGTGTTGTTAGTGTACACGTTTTAGACGTAAATGGTGAGAGTCCTAACTCATGGGAAAATTTCGGAGAAGATGATAATATTAGTAATAATATACTTGTCCTTACAATCGGAGGTTCCGGAATTAATTGCAATGTTGCGGGATGTATCGACGATACTGCTAATAACTATAATCCTGACGCAAATGTGGATGATGGTAGTTGTACTTACGATATATTCGGATGTACCGATGAAAGCGCTAATAATTACAATCCCAATGCGAATTTAGACGATGGTACATGTACGTATGATATTTATGGTTGTACAGATGAAGAAGCAAATAACTACAACTCAACAGCTAACGTGGACGATGGGTCTTGTACTTATGACGTTTTCGGCTGTACAGACTCAACCGCAAATAATTATAACCTCTTAGCTACAGTCGATGACGGTTCTTGTGAATATGATGTATTTGGGTGTACTGATGAAAGTGCTAACAATTATAATTCACTTGCTAACGTGGATGATGGTAGTTGTACTTACGATATATTAGGGTGTACCGATTTAAACGCTAACAATTATAATATGTTCGCAAATGTAAATGATGGGTCATGTGAATATGACGTGTTTGGATGTACTAACATGGACGCATTAAATTATAATTTTGAAGCGACGATAGAAGATGGTACTTGTGTTTTTCCTAGTCCTTGTGATGAATTCGACGGTCAGGCATTTGCACCTAACGCATTTAGTCCTAATAATGACGGTTTAAACGATTCTTGGGGGGTAATAACCGACGAAGAGTGTTGGAACACATGGGAAGTATCTATTTTCAATAGATGGGGTCAAGTGGTCTTTAAAATCGATAACCCTAATGGAAGATGGGATGGAAGTTTTAATAATGGTGGGCATTACGTACAAGACGGAGTTTACGCTTACACAATTAGGGCAGTGGCATGGAATTTGGAGGTCTTGGATACGAGTGGTTATATAACCGTTCTCAGGTAAACAATCGATTAAATAAAAAAGTGACCTTCGGGTCACTTTTTTTTATATAAGAAAAAAGGACTGACACCGCCAGTCCTTTTCATAGATTTAATTTTACCCCCTTTTTTTAAAAGTTTATGAGAAGACCTTATCTCTAATGCCTCTCAATTTCGAGTCCATATTTGACTCAATGGAATCCAATAAAGATTCCAACGCCGTTGTAAACTTATCTTCAATATCTCTTTTAAATCTATCGTTATCAATTTGCTTCATCACAATTTCTTTTGTCGTATCTGTAAGTCCTTCTAAGTATTTTTCTTCAAATTCTCTTGTGAATACATCGGCGATACTTCTCGGTAAGAACTTCTTATCCGTAAATATTTTAGAAAATTCCTCTTCTTCAATTTCTGATATTGTCTGAGACAATACATCCTTTTCAAAACCATCAATATTAAGTTTACCCTCTAAAAAAAATAATAACTTATCTTTTAACGTGTCTATAACTTTAGAACCATCATCACCCATAATACCTTTAAGTGTCATAATTAAATCTTCATTAACTACGGATTCACTAATACCCATTTTTATCAAATGATTAACCTCTAAAAATAATTTATTAAAGAATTTGGTGGTATGAATTTTAGAATTAAAGTTAACAGACTCAGATATAATACCTAATCTTCCTTTAACAATTTTAGATTCAGTAAGACTATTAAGTTTTTTAGTTTCTAATTCTATTAGATTCTTTTTAACTATGTGTTTTAGACTCATTTTTCTTTGGGTTTCCACGCATTTATTGATTCTGTGAATTCCTTACTATTAACTCTCACTCTTTCATAAATATCTGAGTTTTCAGGTTTTTTAAGTTTAAAACCTTTTTTTTTTAAGTTTTCTAAAAATTCCTTCTGAGACTTCGTAAATTCGTTTGTAAGACCTTCCCCATTTAGTAATGACTGTAAACCTTTCTTTTCTTTACCCTTCATAACCTCTTCAAAAGGTTGTTCTTTTTTCATCGATTGATTATGTGTGTTGATATAACTATCTCTTTGTATTTCCTCTTTTTCTCCCCCTCCAAATTCAACTTCAGGTATCTTATCACCACCGACTATCTTAAAATCTCTATAATCAGGACCCTCATTATTAGTAATGGTAAAATATATTATACCACCGTCCAATAATTTACCTAATCCATTCATCTGAGAATTAAAAGGAAGTTCAATATTTGCATTATTATAGTAAGAACCCAATCTAACGACAGGTTCTCCCGTTTTTTTATCTTCACCTTTAGCGACTACTACTGACCTAATAAATGCAATATCTTCAGGATATTTTTTCATTAAATCCATAAATTCTTTATTTATTTCTTCACGGTCTTTATCTGTAAAAACTACTTTTTGTTTTCCTTTGTCATTTGCAGTATAAAAATTAAATTCTTTTAACTTTTCATCTATTTTTTCTGGTATTGAATTTTCCATTTCATTTTCTTTTAATACGTCTTTTAACCCTTCATTAACTTTATTTGTACACCAATTAGAATCTGAAAATTCTTGCCATGAACCACTACTCGGCGGGTCTATAAAACCCCATTTTCCACCTCTTTCTTCTATCGGTAACGGTATATTTTTTCTACCTGTTTGTGAATCAGCAAAAAAGACAATTCTCTCATCTTCGTATTGACTGTTTGGTTCTCTTTGAACGAATATTAAAGGCCAAACTCTTCCACAAGGTATACCTTTCAAGTAATCGACCACATCTCTAAATTGTTGATTTACAGTTGAGCTTACACCGCTTTTACCTAAATTTAATTTCTCTTTTTTTAACTCTCTACCACTTTTTTGTCTTGCGGGTGGTGATGGCGGTGTTCCTCCTGGGTTAGGTGATGGCGGTGTTCCTCCTGGGTTAGGTGATGGTCTGTAGTAAAAACCTTCACGTCCCACCGCTGAGTCGTGATATAAATCATAATCAGATTCATTAGATGTTCCTCCTATTTCAGTTTCTACTTCTGACTTCTTCATTGGTCCTTGCCATCCTGAACCACTTGGGGCACCACTTCCTGATGTTTCGTTTGCCCAACCTACACTTTCTGTAATTAAATTCTTCACTTTAGTCTTGTTTAAATGTGTTATTATCATAAATATAATATGTTGGTGTGTTGTCACCCTTTAGTGTAACTTCGTAAGCACCGTCATCAAGTCTCTTAGGTATTGATGTTGTTTTTTTCTCAATATCATTGTCTTTTAACCAATTTTTGAATGAATTTATATTATCTCTATATCCCTCCACTTCAGCTGGATTTGTCATATTAGTTGGTTCTGTAGAAGTCCAGTTTAAATTATATAAAAATTCCATAAGAGTTGTTATATTCCTAAAACCAACAAACGGTACTAAATCTTTCCATTCTAAACCGAATGCACCCTCTTTTTCAATCATTTTTTTAAACGTATTAGAATAAGAACGTGATAAGTTTTCAAACCAATCCTCAGTTAAATCTCTATCAAAATCAGTCCAACTCTTACCTATTTCACCACCATCACCTAACCAGTCTTTCATATAGTCCCAAAAACCACTATCACTGTTGTTTATTTTATCTCTTATGCCATCCATAATCGGTGCAATAAACCCCCAAAACGACGCGTTTATAATAGGGAATAATACTTGACCTGCAACGTTTCTAGTCGCCAAGTTTAGTGCAGTTTTCAAAGCAGTTGCTCCACCGCTTTGTCCTGATGATTTTATTGCAGTATTATAAATATCCTTTATTGTTATAAATTGACTAGTAAGTATAAACGTACCCAGTTTTTTCCAAAACTTTTCATCGAATTTAAAACGAATTTTTGTCTTAGTATCTGATTTCCATACAAGTGGGAAAACCTCTCGTATGTCATTTATAGCCCTTTTTAGAGCCTTCACTACAGTCTGAGGTGCTGTGTCCCTAAGAACTCTAAATGCATCACCATCGTCAAGAGTATCTATATACTTAAGTAAATCGTCAAAGCTACCGTCTTTATTTTTTTCTTCAATGGAATTTTTTACGATTTTTAAGTATGAACTACCCAAATCATTACCTCTTGTCTCTAGTTCATTTAATTTTAAAAGTATTGCTCTAGCATAAGCCTTACCATCTCTAAAATCATTAGATGCGTAAGCGTAGGTTAAATCTATAATCTCTGACTGTATTTGTTTTGAACTTTTACCAAAACCTCTTATTAATTCTATAAGTTCTCTAGTGTAACTTATTTGAACGTCTCTTAAAGCTTCCGCTCTAGAAGCTGATAATATACTTGGTTTTGTATTAATTTCTTTTAATCTTTTTACCTGTTCTACCGGTCCTGCATTTATAAACTCGTCACTGTCAAATAAAGTAGCGAGTTTAACAAAATACGTATGTTCCGTTGGAAACTGTGTTTTAAACACGTCATTTCCCGCCGCGTTACCAACTAAATCAACTATTTTATCTAATATATCGTTATATAATGAATTAGTAGGGTCTAAGTTATCAATTTGATTGCTAATAAGTGTAACCGCGAAATCCGCATCGTTAGCAAGAAAAAGTTTTGTGAAAAGATTGTTAACTTGACCGTCACTTAACGATGGTCTACCATCTTCAATATCTTTAATTAATTCATTGATGTAATCTGCGAAACTATCTCCGTCAGTAGGTGTCCTTCTCATACCACCGACTCCATTTATACTATAATCTATAATGTAATAGTTTCGTCCTCGTTTAATTAAATTTAAGGCACTGTTAGATAATCCCTCAGCACCACGAGAGGATAAAAATCTTGCTAATTTTTTACCAATACTACTACCACGTTTTTCAGTTAATAGTTCCTGTTCTAACAAAACATCATGAGATAGGTATAATTTTCTAATCTCTTTTCTTTCTGACTCTGTTATAGTTATTTTCTTTTTCATAAATCTAATATTGCTTGTGGATTATTTTTGTAATACTCAAGAATTTCTTCTTGACTTTCAAAGGTATTATCATCAGTAAACCCTAATTCTGATATGGTATGACCACCAATAATCATAGTCATCATTGAGGCAAATTGGGCGGCAAAGTTTCCTAATTCAATAAAAATTTTATCGTTTTCTAAAATTTCTGATATTTTCTCTATCGACTTTTTGTCTAAATTAATACCATCCGGTAAATCATCAACCATAGGTTTCAATTTATCAAATTCAGAACTTAGTCGTTTTGCCTTACCAGATAACTCCCGACTAGTTGACCATAACCAGTGTAAAACTTGTCTTTCTTCTTTAGATAGATTTAATAGTGATTTTACTACTTGTGAAGCTTTTACTTGACCAGTATTAAACTTTATTAATAAATTAATGAATTTAACAACGTTTGTTACAAGTAGTTTACCACCCCCCTTACTTAATAATTTTTGGATTACTTTAGCACCTACATCTCCAAAAATGGGTAACATACCTATTAGTAAGGAAATTATAGCACCTGCGTCATCTCCTTTATTTTTTAAATCATTGGCATGTAGGATTTCAATACCTAGTCCACCAACAACACCAAAAGGACCACCTATCGTCATTAATAGACCGGCTAATACATCACATAATAATTCTTCAGATTTATATTCTATCCATGGAATTTCAAACAAACCGGCAGCAGGGCTATCGTCACCACATAAAAATGAAGATAATTCGTCAATAAGGTCGTCAATTTTACTTATTTCATCCTTCAAACCTACATAATATTCACTCCAACCATCAGTTACATACTCAAATTTCGGAGGTGTATACCCTCTACCGTTTGAAAACCATCCTTTGTGTGTCCATGGACCTTGAGGTCCAAATGTTTTTGCGATTGAACTGAAGTATGTGTCGTCTCCTACAATAAAACTTTTAACACTTCCTTGTGTAAATATTTTTTTCATATCGGAAAAAACCTCATTTTTTTGTGAATCATCTAAATTTTTAAGTAATCCTTTATTTTCTATTTTACGGTACATATCTATTACTTCATCTGTTCCGTTAATTGTGTCAAGTTTTGTGTCTTTTCTAAAATATGTCTTGGTGTTTCCAGGTCCTCTGTAAATACAATAATCCCTTAGTACCGGTTTTTCAGGAGTTCCTGGCAGTGCAATATCAGGATATTTACAGTAATTAGGGTAATCGAATTGTTCCCCACTGTAATTATACCAATTTTTAGGTAATTTTATAATAGAATCATTTTGTATCACCATTGGCTTTCCAACTTCGACTTCTTGTTCAATTATCGTCTTTGACCTATCATAATTCATAAGTCTATTAATTTCATTAATTTGTATAGATATGTTATTACTCATTATTTATAAATATACCTTTAATCAATATTAAGTTAAGGTATTAGATTTACCTCTATTTATTCCTGATTCCCATTTACTGTTTTGGTCAATCATATTTCCCTTACCTCTATTAATATTATTTGACCATACAGTTATCGTTAACTGGTTGGATGGTCCACGAGTTAATCCGGTTTCCCATGTGCTTACACTCGCATTTGTCGATGATTCACCTCCTCCATCGGTTGCTCCCCCACCTTCATCTTGTTCTGTAAATTCTTCATCTGCTGAAAATTCTTCTTCACCATATATTTCAGGATACTGTAATCCATACTTTTTAAGTAATTCACCCGCAACTGAGTTTGCTTCATCCTCAATAGGTCCACCAACATTTTGTATTTTACCTTTTAATTCTCCTTCTTCATTTTGATGATGATGAACTAACTCATGTGCCACTGACCTCATAATATCTTGTAATGCCCTTTCTTTGGTATATACGGTAACTTCTGCATTTTCTATGTCTTCATTTTCACCATCTTCATATCTGTAAACTGCGGTTGTATCTACTTTAGACTTATCTTCCGTATAGTCAATATTGACCTCGTTTTTTATACCTAATTCTTTTACAACAAAATCAACAAAGGTTTCCAAATGTTTTTTGTCTTCCGATGGGAATAAAGATTCACCCTCAGTGATGTTCATTAAGTTTTTAATACGATTAATATTTTCTAAAAGTGTAACCATGTAAAAATAAATATCTTTAAAAAATAGTTTTTTTAAATAAAACTATTTATATTTGTAACATGAATGAAATTAAATATTTTTTTGTCAATCTACTTATCAAACTATTCTCACCTTTTAAATTAGTGTTAGGTCATACTCTTTGTAAATTGTACAGACTCCGATGTGTTTATTATGTGAAATCTTTAAGTTCTGTAGAGTTACATAATTTAATTAGTGAGTTCCTATCAGAATCATCAATCAAAAGCGCATGACGGGACATAGGTACATTGTGGAACAGTAAAGTTGTTTCTTCTTTGTCTTTCACTAACTCTTATTATTGTTGTAATTTCATGAGCACCTCCACTACCAGGTCCTAACTGTGAGGTAGTTAAATCGTAACCATAATGAAATACTAAGTCACCTGTATCAACACCAAAGTTGAAGATTACTGCGTCTCTATAAGAATACCCTTCAACAAATCTAAATCCTGCACCAACCAAAAACTTACCTGACTTTACATTATTATTGACTGTAAGTTGTGACGATTCACCCTGACTTAAGTATGAGAAAGAAGGTATGTATATAACGTTCTTTCTTCTATCTGTTGATTGGTCTAAGTGTATATGTCCACCACCATGAACACCAACCTTTACTGGTAAGTAACTTTCTCCATATATTAACGTTTGGTTCGGTTGGTTTATATGTGACACACTAAATCCTGCAAACCATTTATCATTAAATAAAAGTATTCCTGTACCTACATCAAAATAATTAACTTTAAAGTTATTTAAAAAAGATTCATTTGTGTAATTAGTAAACGCGACACCGTTAAAAGAATCTTCAAAGAACAGTTTTTTACTATCTATGAAATTTTGCTTATAACTAAATTCCAAACCAAATTTAATATTTAAATTATTAGTTAGTTTTTGTTGATTACTATAATAGGTGTTAAATGAATTTAATGAGTATATTCCATTGGCGGACCTATCATTCATCATTAATATACCGAAACCACTTTTCAAATCTCTAATATATTGTTCGTAAGTTACAACGCTAGTTACGTATTGACTACCTAATGATGGCCAATGATTTCTATATGTCATACTTAACTCAGGACAATTTCTTGACCCAGCGAATGCGGGATTCAAGTACAAAACACTACCGTTTATTTGTGAAAATGAAACGTCTTGAGAAAAACCTATTGCAAACAAACTTAAAAACCCAAAAATTAATAAAATCTTCTTAATCATACCTATAAATATCAAAAAATATGTCTATTTATTTGTAGATTAACTAAATATACTTATATTTGTAATATGAAACACTACCTCACCCTTTTATCTTTAGTTTTACTCTTCTCAGGATGTTATCAATATGCGGAACATACCTACCCTACTATGGACGGCACATATATCCTTAGGTCTATTACTGTAAACAGTACAGATATATTAAATTCCGAACTTGTAGACGACGACCCTCTTTCATTAATCTACCCTAACCCTATTGGTCCTTTGGATTCCATGAAAGTAAATAAGAGTCGTATTAGTATTAGTGGTGACCGTTTATTTGCTGGATACTACTTAGAAAATGGAGGAGACCATTGGAGAGTAGAATATCCAGTTAATATTACTCAAGACTTCGTTACAGGTCGATGGGTTAATATGAATGTTTCTTATAATACCCCACAACTTAACACGTATCGTCATTACGTAATTATAGAGGATGGTTTAGAATATTTAATTTTAGAATGTCCAAAACAATATCCAGAGGGTGTTGAAGGTAATGAATATAGTTATTCATTAACTTTTTATAGGGAAGGACCTTAATCTAGAAGGTTCTTAACCTGTTCTATATTCTTAATGAATTTTTCTGGGTTATCTATCGCCCATTGTTTAACAGACTCAGGTAGGGAAGATTTTTTTAGTTCCTGAAGTACTATTTTAACCTTATCCTTACCTATAGACTCATTTATTTCGTTACTAACCATTACGTCACCTAACATACTAAACAGCTTATGTTTTAGTTGTGGAGTTGGAGCAACAAACGTAATCTCAAAACCGTTATCGTCAGCCCATCGAATTAGTTCGTCTCCATTTAAAAATTGTTGTCTTTTTTGTGGAAATTTATCTACAAGTTTAGATGGAGAAGCTACTACCGAAACTATTTTTAAGGTGGGTGTAATAATTATTGCAATTTTTTGCTCATCCATACCAAAAAAAACTTGTTTAGTTAAAAATATTCTACCTAAAAGTTTAAGAATAAAGTCTTCATAAGAACTTTTCTCTCTTTCAGGTTTATTCGGAACATTAAATGAGCCGGATTCGTTAAGATATTTTTTATCTGCCATCACATCTATAAATATGCGTTACCTATAATCGGCGTCAGGTAATTTAGTCTCATAAATTAAATAATATTCATTTAAAAATGAAACTAAATTATCGTTGTCAATAAAGAAGTCGTCCTCCTCTTCAAACCCTAAATCCCAATCATCATCCATATCACTAAAAATGTCAAAAGAAGTAAAGTTTTCTCCATACCCAAAATCCTGTAAGTATTGAAACTCTATGGTATCAGACCTAACTAAATCTTCTCCATCATTTCTTAATCTAAATTCTACCTCAACAACGTTATTGTCTTTATTAATAAAGTTTGTTATTATTTCTACGACTTCCATTTTTTTATTTTAAATCTTTTATTTTATTACAAATATCAAAAAAATCATGAAAAGACAATTATTAATAGACGAATATTCATTTAACGATGGAGAATTGAATATAATTTTTCAAGATGGGGATAAAAATTACCGAGAAGATAACATAGATGAAGATATTTTCGAATCTTATATTACCGCATCAGGTAGATTAGAAGGGTTTGAAGATATGTGGGATGGGTATAGTGAGTCTCATTATACTAAAGACTATATTATGGACTATTCCTACTGGTTAAGTGAAATTTGTGAGAGTAGTGACATTTTAGATTTTATTTACTATTATTACGAAAGTAATAAATTACCTAAAATACTTGAAGAATGAATTTAATCTCCACTTCCTTTGATAACGTATATCTTATTGAGGAACCTGTCCATACTGATGATAGGGGTTTTTTTATGGAAACATGGAATGAAATAGGATACTCTAATAGAAAGTTACTTAAAGATATACCTTCACTAAAAGCAATACAGAATGACGATTCATTATTCTCAACTCTGTTTGTTCAAGATAACCTATCTAAATCAAAATTAGGGGTCTTTAGAGGACTACATTATCAAACAGGTGACTTTCCTCAGCCCAAATTAGTTAGAGTATTAAAAGGGTCCGTAATCGATTTTATAGTTGATTTGAGAGAGGATTCTAAAACCTACGGTAAGTTTGAGTTTTTTGAATTAAATGATAAAAATAATATGAGTTTATTTATTCCCTCATACTTCGCTCACGGATTTTTATCTTTAGAAGACGATACTCTTCTTTCTTACAAGTGTGGTAGTTATTACAGTAAAGAAAGTGAAGGAAGCGTAAATTATAATGACCCAGTCATCAGACATGTAATTAACAATAAAGACACAATTAAAGACGTTATAGAAATTAACTTACCTCATCATAATGAAAAAGATTTACTCATATCTGATAAAGATAAAAACGCACCAAAATTCCTTTATAGAAGGCATGAATGAATATGAATTGTTTTCACATACAGAAAAAATAATTGATTCTTTAAATAAAAAGGAACAATGCAATTCAACTTTACGATATATAGAGTTGTATTATAAAAGAACTGAAAATTTTGTACTATACAATACTTTGTTACGAAAACTTAATAATAAAAAATCCCTCCTAATGTGAGGGATTTTTTATTTAGATAAATTTCTTAAATCTATCAAACATTTCTACTATTCGTTCTTTTTGTTTTATAAAGTCTTCCATTAGGTCTTCGTCAACATCTTCATATGTCTCACCACATCCTTCACACACATCTTCCTCCTCAACCTCTTCGTATGTTTCACCACATCCTTCACACACATCTTCCTCATCAACCTCTTCGTATGTTTCACCATCCATGGAACCGTCTGAATTGAAATTATAATCCCCCATTTCACCACTATACTTTTCCTTACCGTCTAAGTCTTGATTCATATCTGAATCAACATCATCATACTCGGCAGCACTCATCTCACCCCCAAACATTTGCATGATGGAATCAATATCCATACCATAAGAATCGGAAATATCAGTTGTAGAGTCATCAAATTGTTCAGGACCTCCAGATTCAAAGTCGTAAGCTGATTCTACATCTGACACATCCATATCATCAGCCGCGTATTCTTTAACTTCCTCCTGTAATGATTTACACTTTTCACTATTCATGTTTAAGAATAATTGAGCCTGTTTCTCTGGTTTTCCACCTTCTTTTCGGGCTTTTTCAACACAGTCACATGTAACTTCACCCCCACAGTATTCAGTAAAACTACCTTTATCCATATCAACTTTCTGAATCCAATCTTTATCTTCTTCACTAACAACAGATTCGTTAACCAAATGATTTTTGTATTGACCGACCTCACCTCTGTTGTTAACGGTAATACCTTGTGAATCTGATGGACCTTCGTCCTGTAATAATGGTTGTGGACCTGATGGAATATTACCAGTAGCATATCCGTTGTAGAATGCTGAGTGTTGCTGAAGGATTGAATTTCTCTCTTCGTCTGACATTGTAGAATAACCTCTCATGACTATTTTTTTATATAAATATGTTTTACTTACAGAATAATTTGACATCTTAAATAAAGATTTGTATGTTTAAAACAAAAATGGATAAAACTAAGTACTTCGATTTTGCTGAGGGAGCTGTAATGTTAGATGGTTTTGATGACTGTGTAATAGGTATTTCAGAGTCTTTCGGAGAAGAACCTCGTCTTATATACTCCAAAATACAGATAATAAAAAAGTTAATGGAGGATATGACAGAAGACGAAGCTGTTGAATACTACTACTATAATATAGTTGGTGGTTATTTTGGTATACAAAACCCGATTTTCATTCAAGATAATTTGGATTAATTGGTATAAAGTCGTATATTTGTTTTCACAAAAGAGAATAATATGACTGTACATGAACTTAGTGACTACTTCAACCAATCTCCGAACATGGCAAAAGTTTATAAAGAACATAAGTCCATCGGTCGTTTGATTCGTAGTAATATGTTTAAGTACTCTAATCCTCGTCGTTGGAATAATAAGGACTTGACTTATAAAATCACGTACATTAAGGTCGACAAGAGTGAAAATTTAATAGTCAATCTCAAAGTCTCAGGTACGATGGGTAATAATTGGGGTGGAGAAAAGGGGACTTGTGTTACTGAATATGTTAAAGTTAATTTCTCAAGTTCCCGTAGACGTAATGATGATATTCGTAGGGCGGTTCGAGAAGATGTTCAAAAGTTTTTCCGTCTTTTCGGTATGGATAGTTATAGGGTTGAGATTGGTAAGATTAAAGTGTGTAAAGAACTTTAAAGTTTTACCGTAAAATACTTAAAAGCTAACGGACCTAATTTCCTCAATTCTCGGTTAATATTATTAGTAGTTAACTCTTGCTCTTTATCTTGTAGATTTCTAAATGCTACTGATATCATAACCTGTTGTGACTTCTCTGCAAGTTGCAACAGGTTTTCTTTTTCATCCTCATCTTCAATTTGTTGGTAACTACCCTGTAATTCTTGTATCTTTAAATATTTTTCCAAGAAGTCTCTACCGCTCCAAGTAAAATCAGGTGATTGCATCATATTAACAATACCACTATCTCTTAACGCCTTTAAAAAATCAAAGATATAACCACCATTATCCATTTTTAGAAGGGGTAGTAATGGTTTCATTTCATCAATAAAATTTTCATTAATTGTTGTAATAGACTCAGGATATGTATCACTAATAGTACCCTCATTTTTATCGGGGTAATCTGAATTCTTTAATATATGTCTAAGTAAGTTTAAAGAACCAATTCTTTTGTCGTTAGTATCCACAACAGTCCAAGGAACCTCACCTTTACCCAAGTCAAAAACTTTTTCTTTGTATTCTGTATAGTCATCCCACTTTTCTAAAGACTTTTCATCATTAGGTGAAAATTTCCAATATTTTAAAGGCGAAGACTTTCTTAAATCAAATCTTTTTTCTTGTGTTTTAGGTGTTATTGATAACCAAAACTTATATAAGTCAGTTCCCCTACTAACTAAAGACTTTTCAAAATCATTAACATTATTCATAAACCCCTCATATTCTTCATCAGTTCCATATCCCATAACTGGTTCCACAATTCCTCTGTTATACCAACTACGGTCAAAAAAAGTAATTTTACCAGGTTCAATATGTTGTTCATATCTTTTAAACCAATCCTCCCTTTCTTCAGGTGTTGGTATTCCCAAGGCAACCACATTAAAATATTTTGGGTCTAAATATTTAGTTATGGTTCTTATCGTTGAGCCTTTACCTGCAGTGTCTCTACCTTCGAATACTACTGCGATAGATTTACCTGTCTGCTTGATGTGTTCTTGTAATTTTAATAACTCAACTTGTAATGGTAGTAACTCTTTTTTAAATTGTTTTTTACCTATGGAAGATATCTCAGGCTCCTCGCCTCCGTAAACTAACTCATCTTCAACATTAAAATCATCATCTTCAAATTCTGACGATTTTCTATTACCGATAGAATTAACTAAGATTTCTAAATATTCTCTGGCGTTTATTCTTGGGTTACCTGATTTTAAAAATTTTCTTTCTAAGTTTCTTATTACTAAGTTGTTTATATCCTCATCTTTTAGTTGAGATAGTAAATCTTCCATTTCTGACGGGTCAATATCTTTACTTCTTAATACGTTAGATAAATCTTCTTTAGATTCATCCATTTGACTGGGAAGGTCTATCAATCCTTTATCTTTCATTATTCTCGCCAGTCTATCTCCATATAAATCAATAACTCTTTTTAAGAATAAATCAGGATTTTTTCTAATATATTGAATTATATCAAACCTGACATTTTTAGAGTATTTTCCAAATAAGTCTGATATTTTGTCGTCTTTTCTATACGAGTCTTTACGATAAAACAGGTTTTTTATTTCTTTATTACTGACCTTAGGAAACGTAATAATTTTACAATCACCTCCAACCTTACCCTGTGGTAATGAAATACTATTTACACTTTTCCCACTTTTATAATTATTAATAACTAAATCAATTAAACTATCGGTGTCATTTAAACAATATGAAATATATTCATCATTTAAAATAGAAAAAATCCATTTTAGTGACTTTTCTTCACCGGACACCGCACTCTTCCCCTCTGTTTCTCCTACAACGAAAGATACTTTCATCATTAGTTTTTTATATGGATTAAACTCATCATCTTTATCCATTAAATCTATAGGTCTTTTTAAATCATCTATTTCATACCCATCCTCAACCATTTTAATTTTTGCGGCCTTAAACCCACTAGATAATGAACCTAAGTCAAATCGTTCACCTGGTTGTGTCAATTTAACTGAGTAATAATCCTCACCGATTTTTATATCTTCTTTTCTTTGAGATATTATAGGTTTACCTCCTGTAAGTCCTGCTAATAACCCTTCAAAATTAAATCCTCTACCGTCTTTATCTTTTTTAAATGATAAGAAGTACTCATAAAATCTAATTTTATCAACTAATCTTTTTAATGTGTTTTCTAAATCAATATCTTTATTAATGTCAAAAAATGTTAGTCCTTCACTACTTAAAATCTTTTTTATCACATTACTTGAAGACATCTTTGTTTTTGGTATCGGACCTAACGTAGACATTATTTTACTTAGAGTTGTTGATGTCGCGTCTATTTCTTCTTTAATTACATCTTGATTTTCTTTAACCCACACATCTTCATCACCAACTAAATTAAGGGTTCTACCGTTATCCCACTCAACATAATATAATGGTTCATTGCTCCATGGGTCAGACCCAATACCAATAACAGTACCTTTAGTGCCGACAGTTATTGGGGAGTAAGGGTCACTCATAACAATTAAAGTGACTCTATCACCTTTTTTTAAATTTGGGTTAATATCCATACTCATAAAAAATACCTTTTATCATAAATATACTAAATAACCTAATATTTATATTTATAATATAAAGTTATGAAGGTAATTTTAACTGAAAGTCAATTTAACACGTTATTAAAAGAGAATTACAAGGAGAAGGTCGGAGGTTCTCTAATGAATCTTAGTAAATTCTCAAATAAAGTAGTCAGAGACGCGTCAAACCAACTAAAATTTGATTTTAGATTTTTAGTCACTTATGGTGCAGGTATAGGCTCTATACTACAATCGGTATTTGATTATTTAGAAGGTAACTTTACAGGTCTGAGTGAAACTCAGTTAGCGGGATTGGCTGTTATGGCGGTAGGGGTTGTGTTTTTTGAAAATAAAGATTTAAAGTCTCAAATAAAAAATATTGAGTCGATGGGTTTAAGTTCTGAATTAGATAACGTTGTTAGTTATACTCAAAATTTAAAAAATAAATTTTCTAATATTTTAAGGGTTTTAGGTTTGTCTATTCACAGAACATCAAATATTATATCATATAGTTTTTTAATACCATTACTCTCTATTATTATAGAAATTGTAACATTACATGGTGTTGAATCTTCCCAATTTAGTATGTTAATTGAGAGTTTATTAACATCGGGTCTTATTGCCGTAGAGGGTGTAGCGTTAAGAGATATATTAATGAAGGCTGGTGATATTATTAGTCAAAAGACTGTTAATCAAAAGTAAATTCTTTATCCACTACATAGTAAAAGACATCCATAGCCCAATATAAGTTTTTGACTTTACCCTTCTCTCTTTCTTTACTTATTTTTTTAATCTTCTCTTTATCTCCTGAGATTACTCCAACAATTTTTTTACCACTAGGTAGGTCTATATGTTTATGAGTATTAATCGATATTGGTTCAGGTTTATCAAAATCCTTTAACCTCTTCACTAATTGTTTTTTACTCCCACCATATGATAACCTACGAGTTTTACAATAATTTTTTAATTCTACTAATGAAAGTGAGTTATAATCCATAAAGACTAAATTACTAATTTAATCTCATAATTCAAAATCTTTTTTTAATTGTTCAATATCCATTCTAAGTTTTTCATCTCTTTCAATAGAATCTGTAGCACTTTCAAAGTCTACGTCTTTTTTGTTTTTAGATGAATAATCAGTATCGGTAGAATATGCTTTATTATGTGAACCTCCCGAATCTAACCCCTTTTCTAATCTAATTAATCTTTTATGTATTTCCTTAATAGAATTTTCTACATCTGACCAATTTTCAATACTTTGTAAAATTATAGTATCTGATAAAAATTCAGGTAAATCATAATCAACAACGTCTGATGTATTCCCGTAAAGACCTTGTTCTTTAATAGTCTGTATAATTACTTTATTTAGTTGGGTTTCTGTTAACTTAATTTTCATCTTACTTTATATTTTTCTTTGTACTTATTAGTTAAAAAAAGTACTAGTTCATTAATATCTTCGTTATTTAGATTATGAACATTTTTATTTCTATTAAACCAATCCCTCATTGTTTTTTCTATCGGTTCTTTTCTAAGTTTGTTTACTCTTCTAAAACCTTTTAACTCTGCGGGTATTTCATGTGGCTGTTTATAATACTCTTTATCTTTAGGTCTATCATCTGAATTATCCTCAAAAGGGTCTTTTTCATCATCTGGACTTCCCCATGAGGTTTGATAAACGTGTTCTAATTCGTGCGCAATTATATCATTTAAATCCGCAATTACATCATATAAAATTTTAGGTAAACCATTAGGGTTAATTATAAGATTAATTGTTATTGTATCACCCTCATCAACTGTCTGACCATCAATTAAGTAACCGTCTTTTAGGTTAGGGTCTAACTGATATGTAAATTCTACACTAAACTCAGGTATGTTTTTAAAGTCATACTCAAATTCTTCCCCGTCTGTTATTTTTTCAGGTAAGTAATGATTTCCTGTTTCTTTACTTTTAATAATATTAACTAATGTCCTAACAATTTCTCTTATAGGTGCGTCTGTAACTCTTCTTTCAACTACTAACCCTTCTATCAGTATCTTACCCCTTTCTTTCAAGTGTTCTTTAATTTGAAACACTAATTCTTCGACTATAGTATTTGGATTTTCGTCTTCATAAAATCCTGTTTTGATTCTGAAGTAGTTTTTACTCACTAAGGACTCTGCATAAGGAATGTTATTTGTCTTAACGACAACCATTTCCATTATACCATCATAATAATCTTTAAATTCTTCACTCATTATCCTCAAATATAATATCATTAATTTTTAATTCATAGTCTTCCATACCAATTAATCTTGCAAGTCTACCAAATTGACTATCCCAATTATAACTACTACTTTTAAATTGTTTTTTAAAAAAATCAAATAAATCTCCAAGTTTTGAGTCCACAACTAGTGTATTAATATCAGTATCACCTAATATGACGTTTTTTAATACAATATCGCAACTTAACGACTTATAAATTTTACCCATACTATTTATCACTGAAAACTTTTTAGGTATAAATTTAATTTCACATTTTATTTTCGTTGGTGTAGAAAATAAAAAAATCTCATCCTCCATATGTCTAAAGGTAGATAGTAGGTGTAACCTATCTTTAAAATTAACAGAATCTTTTTTTAACTCTTCAATAGTTTCATCCCTGTTTTGTATTACGTCTTTAGCGTAATAATCATCAGGTCGGTTATAAAGATAGTCGGGTAATTCAATGTCTAATTCCATAACAAATAAATATTACAAACTTTGTAACATTTCAATAAGTTTTGGATGTGGGTAAATATCAAACTTATCTTTTCTAAAATTAGTGTGTGACCATATCCCCGAACCACCCTCATTCGCTAATGGTTGGTAGTCAAAAGGTTTCCAATTGTTTCTTTTAGCATCTGTATATAACCTTAACGCATAATTAGTATTTCTACCATGTAATCCGTCTTCGAGTAGCATTTTACCATTCATACCTAAGTACCCCTTACTATTTAAAAATTTCTGTTGTTTAAGTATAGGTAAATCCTTTATTGTATCATCATAAGATTCAAATAATTCATTAATGCCCTTACACACGTCAATATTATATTTTTCAGATAAAGTAGATATCAAATACTTAATAGACGAGATTTGTTTATCTGTATAGTTGTGATAATATCTAAATCCTCTCCAATTTTTACCTAAATCAATTACATCTTCATCAGGTACTTTAGAATTGACATATGTGAAATATTGACCGTCTTGAGACCTCGTTAAAGGTCCGTAATTACATATTTCAATACCTATTGATTGTTTATTTAACTGTGAGTTGTTTGAATTTTTAGTCCCTAAGTGATGTGCCCAATATTTTAAATCAAAACACTCCACAATATTACCGTCCCACTTAGTGTCTCCATCTCTAGTTGATTTATTTCCTATTACAAAATGAGTCGCAACCCTTAAAGATTTACCTCCTTTAGTTTTATCTCTATCCCACGCATACACAACCCAATCAGGTCTATGACTACCAGCAGTATGATGTAGTACTATAGATTTCTTTTCCGTTTCATCCGGAAAAAATTCATCTTTTGGAAGGTGTAATTTATTTATCTTCATAATAATATTATTAGATTTGTCTTATATAATATAAATATGAAAAAAATAACTTTATTATTTAACTTATTACTTTCATTTACCGCATTATGGTCTCAAAATGAAAAAAATATTGTTACGGATATTTTTATTGTAAAATATTCTGAAACTTTAGAGCAACCTACATTTATTTTTTATGAGGTAAAGTGCCCTAACGGTAATCAATCAAGAAGTGGTCTAAACTTTAAAAAATATGAAGGAGTACATACCTCGGATAATGACGATTACGTAGATAATATATGGGATAAAGGTCACTTAGCACCCGCAGCCGCATTTAACTGTGATTTAGAAACCTTAAAAAAAACATTTTCTTTTTTAAATTGTGCGTTACAGCATCAGTCGTTAAATAGGGGTCCTTGGAGAGAGTTAGAAGAGTTTGAGCGTAACTTATCTAAAATTTTCGATAAAGTTTTTGTTGAAATAACTTGTCATTTTAGTGAAAATTCGTTAGTATTACCAACTGGAGCAACAGTTCCTGACGGATTTAGTAAAAATATAACATTTAATAATACCATTGAATGTTTTTATTTTCCTAATTCAGATGTGTCAGGAATTGATTGGTCAGAATTTAGAATAACTAATAAATAAAATAATAAAAATTAAATTAAGTATGGGAAAAGTTATTGGAATCGATTTGGGTACAACTAATTCATGTGTTTCTGTAGTTGAAGCGGGTACTCCTATCGTAATAGTCAATTCTGAAGGTAGAAGAACAACACCTTCAATAGTTTCATTTAAAGATGGTGACCGCATTGTTGGAGATGCAGCAAAACGTCAATCTATTACAAATCCAGAGAATACAATATACTCTGTTAAACGTTTTATCGGTAGTACCTATTCAGAGGTTTCGAAAGAAGTTAAAAAAATGCCATATAAAATATCTAAAGGTGACGGTGGAAAAGTCATAATAAATGTTAATGATAGAGATTATGTACCACAAGAAATTTCGGCAATTGTTTTACAAAATTTGAAAAAAACTGCTGAAGATTATTTAGGAGAAAAAGTAACACAAGCCGTTATTACGGTACCTGCATATTTTAACGATTCACAAAGAAACGCAACAAAAGAAGCGGGTGAAATTGCTGGTCTTGAGGTACTTAGAATAATTAACGAACCTACTGCAGCTGCACTATCTTACGGTTTAGATAAAGAAGGAGATAAAAAAGTTGCAGTATATGACTTAGGTGGTGGTACTTTTGACATATCTATTTTAGATATGGGTGATGGGGTATTTGAAGTTTTATCCACTAACGGAGACACTCATTTAGGTGGAGATAACTTTGACGAGGTTTTAATTGATTGGATGATAAATAAATTTAAAGAGGAGTCGGGTATTGACGTATCTAAGGATTCTATGGCGATACAGAGACTTCGTGACGCATCTGAGAAATCTAAAATCGAATTATCATCGTCAAGTTCAACAGAGATTAATTTACCTTATCTCTCTGCAGGTTCAGAAGGTCCAAAACATTTTGTATGTAAATTAACTAGGTCTGAATTTGAAAGGATGGTAGAGGATTTAGTAAAGAAGACCATTTCTCCTTGTCGTAAGGCGGTAAAATCGGCAAATCTAAAAGTAGATGATATTGATGAAGTAATTTTAGTAGGAGGTTCAACAAGAATGCCATGTATACAAAATGCCGTTGAAAAGTTCTTTAAGAAGACCCCATCTAAAGGAGTTAACCCTGATGAGGTAGTCGCTATGGGTGCGTCTATACAGGGTGGGGTACTTGCTGGTGATGTTAATGACGTTCTTTTATTGGATGTAACTCCTTTATCTTTAGGTATTGAAACAATGGGTGGTATTATGACAAGGTTAATCGAATCTAACACGACAATACCCACATCAAAATCTCAGGTATTTTCAACGGCGGTAGATAATCAACCCGCTGTTGATATTCATGTATTACAAGGTGAAAGACCTTTATCTTCAGACAATAGAACGTTAGGTAGATTCCAATTAACAGATTTACCCCCATCACCAAGAGGGATACCTCAAATAGAAGTGACGTTTGATATTGACGCCAACGGTATTATAAATGTAAGTGCAAAAGACAAGGCTACTGATAAGGTGCAAAATATACGTATAGAATCAGGAAATGGTTTGTCAGATGAAGAAATTGAAAGAATGAAGAAAGACTCTTTAAAGAATGAGGAGTCTGATAATAAAAAGAAATCTGAGATTGAAAAATTAAATGAGGTAGACTCTATGATTTTTCAAACCGAAAAACAGATAAAAGAATTCGGGGATAAATTAAGTGACACAGACAAAGACAATTTAAATAATAGTTTAAGTAAATTAAAATCCTCATATGAGGAAAAAGATTTTAATTCTATTGACGAGGATTTAAATTTGTTAAATGAAACATGGTCATCAATATCAACAAAATTATACGAAAATAATCAAGAAGATGATTCTAATCAATCAGATTCTTTAGATGACGATATAGATGTAAATGATGTGGAATTTGAAGAAGTAAAAACACATTAAAATTAAATAAATAAAATTATGAAAGTTAAAAACGGAGACAGTGTCAAGGTCCATTATATCGGCACTTTAAATGATGGAAATGAGTTTGATAATTCATATAAAAGAGGTTCTACACTTGATTTCAAAGTAGGTGGAGGGCAAATGATTAAAGGATTTGATGACGCCATGGTTGAGATGGAAGTAGGTGATAAAAAAAGTATTAACATTAATCCTGAAGAGGCGTATGGTCCTCGTAGAGAGGAGGCGATAACTTCAGTCTCTAAAGATAATTTTCCACCTGATTTTGTAGCTAAAGAAGGTGAGATGGTACAGGGAAGTACAGAGAGCGGACAACCAATCACAGCGTTAATTTTAGAGATAAAAGATGATGAAATTATCTTAGATATGAATCATCCTTTAGCGGGAGAAGAGTTAAATTTTCAAATCGAACTTTTAGAAATAGTATAATTAATTTGTTTTTATTAATTATCATCTCTATATTTATCATGAAGATTTTAATTTAAATTTAAAATGAGTAAAATTTCTTATGATGACTATTTGGGTCATGACCCATTTTTTTCACCTTGTATACATTGTGGATGTTCTGAGTTTCATATGGATTGGGATGAAATGATTTACAAATGTTCCGATTGTCAGAAACCCATAGAATCAGAAAATAACAATTATGGAAAAGAAAAAAGACCCAAAGAAGGAGTTAAAAAATTTAAAGGAGAAGACTAGTCTTTTATACTGGAAAGTTGATTATTACAATACATCAGATATTGGATATCCAGATGAAGAAACCTATTTATCTAAAAAATAGGTATATGAAATTTGATACATCATTAAGAAAGAAAATAATATTTTTTATTTTCTTTCTTATGCCAGGAGGATTTATTCTATTGTCTATTATGCTTTTTTTTGATGAATTTATTTTAAACAGAAACCATGACGAAATTAACCCTAAGTAAAATATTCTTTTTTTTAATTTTTATTTTCTCATTCCCTATGATTTCATATGAGAGAGCGAATAATATAGGGTTCAGAAACTTACGTATCAAACCTATTGAAACTAAAAGGGTTGTTCGAGTACCACAAAAAGTTGTTATCGGGATGATTCAAGTGGAAAGTAATGGTAACGATAGTGCTTACAATAAATCTGAAGAGGCTGTTGGTTGTTTACAGATAAGACCTATTATGGTAAGAGAAGTAAATCGTATTTTAAAAAAACAAGGAAAAGAACATAGGTTTAAAATGAAGGACAGGTGGGATAGAAATAAATCTTTAGATATGTTTTGGGTTTGGAAGGACTACCATCATCCAAACAGTGAAGATGAGGTAATTGCGAGAAATTGGAATGGAGGTCCCAACGGGTACATTAAAAAGTCAACGGAAAAGTATTGGGAAAAGGTTAGTAGTTGTTTGGAATATAAGTAATTGTTTTGTATATTTGTAAAACAGAACAGAACAAATGATTGTAGAAAAACTCACAACACGTCAGTACGGTAAACTTTTCAAACAACTTGTTGGTACTATTAAATCTAATAATAGTAACTTTGACGGTACTATTGAAGTTACTCGTCTTCGTAAATATGATGATGTTAATCCTCAATATCACGGTGGTGAAGTAGATATTATTTACCGTGGAACTATATTGGCGGCGAATGGTAGAAATTATAATGGAAATCAGTTTGGTGGTGGAAGAATTCGTAGATATTTTCGCGCCCAATTTGGTAACCATCTTGATATGTACACTCGCCCTTTTGGTATTGATAAAGTAAAAATTTGTAAAATAACATTTGAATAATGAAAAAGTATATTGTTCGTTTTTATGGGTGGGAGGAAGAGATGAATGGATTTAATCTTTCTCAAGAGCAAGCGGATAAGCTTGATGAAGCACTTGAAAGTGGTGAATATGAATCACTTGATAGTATCGGTATGGATATTGAAGAAATTCTTGGTGTTGAATTCTTTGAAGGTGACGCATTTTCTACGACTAAGGCAAATTACTTAACTGAAAATACATACGTTTATGTTTATGATGAAAATGAGAATGAACTATTCTCCTTTGGTTTGGATGAAATGGGTGATATTGAAGACCATAACGAAGAATACGATTATGAAGATGTAACCCAAATTGAGTTCGTTCCTGAAAAAGGTGGTGTTGAAAATACTCTTTTTGTTTCATCATCAAGTAAAGGAGGTCTTTATGAGTTTCATATTGAAAGTGACGAAGTACCAAAACCTGAAGATTTTTCTATTGTGACGGGCATGATTGAGATAATAGACTTATATTACGAGTTTATTGATAACGTTTACTTTAAGGGTGAAAAACTTGAAATTGAGGAATGGTTGGATAATCGTGGCAAAGGAATTTATCTACATTACACCAAACTTCAAGACCTTTATGATTTTTGGGAAAAAAATGGTATTAAAAATCCATACGTGGATTGACAATATTATTTTAATGTTGTATCGTAATACAACAGGAGGGATGCCAGAGTGGTTAATGGAGCAGTTTGCTAAACTGTCGTCGGTAACGACGCGTGGGTTCGAATCCCACTCCCTCCGCAAAAATTAAAAAATGAACTTTAAATATAACATATCAAACAATACAGAACATTTTGAATACACGGTGTATTTGACTGAAGAAGAATTCAAATCAATTAATTTCGAAAATTACTCAACTACATTTGGTTAAATGAATAATAAGTCATATATTTGTAGAACAAAACAAATAAACAATGTCAAAAGAAAAACTGTATCGTAGTTCAAATGGTGACTACCTTTACTTGTTCAACTGGAAATGTGGTGGGTTCAATGACGTGTGGGCACCCAATAAGCGTGAAGCTTATAAGCGTGTAATGAAGGAGCGTAAGGAGTCGGAGGAAAAATACCCTAATCATTCTAAACTTCGTCCTGACTATGATTCAATGCGTCGTTGCACTTATAGTGAATATCAGGAACAAAATAAAATGGGTTGGCTACTATCAATCTAATTATATGACTTCGTAGCTCAGTTGGTTAGAGCATCTCACTTTTAATGAGAGGGTCCTGGGTTCGAGTCCCAGCGGGGTTACTTCATCTACCTAAAATTATATCAACATGAAATATTAGCAATAACAAACAAATCAGCTTAATTTAAAATTTATAACTAATGTAAACAAAGACATTCTCTGAGTAGGGTAAGAATAAAGGAGAGTGTTATAACAAAACTTCTTGCGTGAGTTGGTAAGGTAGCAGCGCAAGTCTTGTCAGACGCTTACCAAGTCATGGACGAGTGGTGTAAGAAGGTTCCGTTCAAGTTAATGAGAGCGGGTAGACCCAAACAATGGTGGAGTACCAATCAAAATCTCCACTGAAATACCGATGTGGCGTAATTGGTAGCCGCGACAGTCTTAGGAACTGTTGTCGAAAGACGTGTAGGTTCGAGTCCTATCATCGGTACTTATATGGTGACTATAGTTCAGTTGGTTAGAACGTCTGATTGTGGTTCAGAAGGTCGTCGGTTCGACTCCGATTAGTCACCCATTATAAGGTCAGATGTCCGATTGGAAGGTGTAGGTACGCAATACCTATAACGGTGGTTCGAATCCATCTCTGACCTCAATTTGAATGAAAACTGTAAATTATGTATGACCCAAAACAAGACCCTGCCTTTACAAATAACCCTTATCTAACAGATTATGAATTTAATTATGATTTAATGATGGACCCATGTAGTAACCCAAATCCACCTTCATGGTGTGAAGACGGTACTGGAGGTCCTTGTAATAACCCTGACCACGGACCTTATTGTGATGGTGTTCACGCAGTACCATGTGATGGTGGAATTATGATGTTATTTCTTTCTGCAATATTTGGGGTATCATTAATCAAAAAAAGATTTGTTTTATCGAGATACATGTAGTATATTTGTATTCGTTATTTAACATATGCACCCCTAGCTCAGTTGGATAGAGCATCTGCCTTCTAAGCAGACGGTCACAGGTTCGAATCCTGTGGGGTGTACAAAAAATCTACAATAGATTTGGTAGTTCAAAAAAGTTACTTATCTTTGTAGTGTTCTTTACAGAATGCCCGGATGGTGGAAGTGGTAGACACGACAGACTTAAAATCTGTTTCGCCGAACGGTGAGTGTGGGTTCGAGTCCCACTCCGGGTACTAAGATAAAGTTCTTTGATATGATGGTATAGTAAATAAGTAAAACTTTCGCTGATGACCCCTCTGCGACAAAAAAGGGGAACCAATACGGGGACGTAGCTCAATTGGTTAGAGCATCAAGCTTATATCTTGAAGGTCGGAGGTTCGATTCCTCTCGTCCCTACTAAAACTATAATAAAATGGGGGGTCGTCTCTTCGTCCTGATGTGTGGCGACCTCCCGATATAACAAATCGCGTGTGAGGTGAATATGGGGCTTCGGCCCCTACCTCACACACAACAAGCCGTGTAGTCGTGAAAGGAGTGGTGACTGGAAGCGACCTGAGTACTAGAAAACTCAGACCTGTGTGAAAGCAATCTGTGGGTTGGATGCGCCGACTAAGTAGTATCTTTTGATACCTTACCCTTATTCTAGTTTGGGTGTCGTTCGGAGAGTAGTGGGTTCGAATCCCATCACATTGGCTAAATTTAAATCACTAAACCCTCCTACTGACAAGGAGGGGAGGTAAAGATGAACGGGGTATGTCAGAATCCTCAGTAATCGGTGTAACGGTTCGAATCCGTCAGGGGTATTGTCCTTGTAACTATCGGAGTATACACCACCTCAATTGCCACTATAGCTTAGTTGGTAGAGCAGCTGATTTGTAATCAGCAGGTCGGCGGTTCGAGTCCGTCTAGTGGCTCCATATAAAAAAGAGGGGGTATCGCATAGTGGCAATTGCGGCTGACTGTAAATCAGCTCCTTCGGGTTCGGAGGTTCGAGTCCTTCTACCCCCACATTCTCCCTTAGCTCAGTTGGTTAGAGCGTCGCACTGTTAATGCGTAGGTCCTTGGTTCGAGCCCAAGAGGGAGAGCTCCGACTGAAGACTGAGAGAAGGGGAGTGACTATTAAATTAGTCCTCCTCTTTTTGTATTTATAAATAAAATAATAAAATGAAAATAGGATTATGGCACGAAGGACTTGTAGGGGACGACCTACAAACCAATGAATCAAGTTTTAGTACATATGCAAGTGAGTATGTTAAATTTGTTACTGACAATAATATAGACAGGGCATTTTTTATATTACATGACCCCAATAGTAAAGACGGTAGATACCTTAAAAACGGATGGTTTGAAAAATATTGGTTAAATAAACTACCTAAAAATTGTGAGGTAGGACTTTTAATTGATACCGAACCTGGTTCTTCATGGGTAAACTCCAACCCTATATTAACTTCAGGTGATAGTATGGAAATTGCATTTCAATATATATCAACATTAAATAACACTTCGGGTAATAAACAAATAACGTGCGTGTCTTTTGATTCTGAGGATGTATCGGGTTCAGGTAAGTGGGGAGATGGATATTATAGTGTGGACGGAATTAAATGGATTAACAATATGGTGGGTAAGTATATTACTAACCCAAACTTTGATTGGGGGTTTGCTGGTCAATCTAACGACCCTAACAAACTTAACAACTACAGGGAAGTATATTGGGTTGGTGAGTTACTAAATTGTGGTTGTACTGGAATTTTAGCTAAAAACGATAGTCTTAAATGTCAGTGTCCGAATACGCCTTACTGTAAAAATAAAAACGATATAAACGGAATTTTAAATACTCCGATAGGTGATTACCTAAAAAAACCTGAATTAACTGGTTCTACAATATGGACTATGTTTTCAGTAGAAAGTACATCTAAAACTGATTGTGTATCATTACCTTACGCTAGTAACTCTAAACACCCGTGTGGTATTATGGACGCTTTTGGTGTGTGGGATAAATCGGACTTTATGTCTTTTTTAAATGAGGTTGAGTTAAAATATGGAATTAAACAAGTTATGATTTATGAGTGGCAATTCATTCCGAAAAAGTGGTTAATATAAATATTATTAACCACAACGGCCACCCCAATACTACCCATAATCTGTCCAAGTAGTTCATAGTTATTCCTGATTTCTGAATTGGATTTTCTAATATAACCGCAACGACTATACCTAATGTAAAGTAGATGCAAACAGTTCTAATGTTAGTTATGTCATTAATGAATAGTTCAATAAGGCTCATACCATAAATACTTTTTTATATCAAAATTTAATCATATCTTTGTATTATGACAAACGAAGATTTACAAAAACTTAAAGATAATATTTCAGAATACAGAGAAGATGAAGGATATGAGCGAACTTTTGAAAATGGAGGACAGAATTACTATAATATCTCCTTTTACCCGATGTCTTGTTTTGGAAAACGAGGGTCGTAAGGTGATTAAACCATACCAGGTATATAAAACTTGGGTTATTGACATTAGATAATGTATTACTATATTTACATGAGGAAAGGGTTCTTTGACATAAACAAATATTAAAATTTAAAAATCATGAATACAGAAATAATGTTTTTTGTAGGGGGTATTTTAATGTCAGGTCTAATAGGTTTGGTATTTTGGGTATCTTCGAACAGAAAAGAAATAGTTAGTATTAAAGCGGAAGACGAGTCATTGTCAGACCTTTTAAAACAATTACAAAATGAAGTTAAAGACTTAGAACTAAATGTTCATAAATTCGTTGATAATATGTACAGAGATACTGATGATAAGTTCAACAATTTTGATAAAGGATTGGATAGTAGATTAGATAAAATGGAAAACCGTCTCCACACTATGTATGAAGACGGTTGTAAACCAGTTGATAAACTTAAAACTCAGTTAAACGGGTAAATTAGTTAAAGAACTCTTTCTTAATTTGATAATTACCATTAGTGTATTTTATTTTCTTAATATAAATTCCTGATGAGGTTATCTCACTTAAATTAATCTTAGCACCGTAGATATTATAGTATTCTATATTTTCTACGGTGTTTTGATTTTCAGGAATTTGTATTCCTTTAGAATTAATAATTTGTTTAACCGACTCAGGGATTTCAGTTTCTAACATCATACCATTCTCACACTGTAGACCAAATACGGAAATAAAGTCTAATATATCGTCAACACCAATAATACTATCCTGATTAAAATCTAACGGACTACATTCTACAGTTAATCCAAAGTTTTGTAGTAAAGGAAATAAGTCAGAGGTACCTACAATACCATCTTCATCTAAATCCCAAGGACAATCACCTAATGGTGGACATACATCAACAGGAGGACCCACATAAAAAGGTAATATCTCTTCATCTCCCCAATTTCCTGTTACTGTGTTTAGAGTGTCATTACCATTTATAATAGAAGTCGGACCCCCACAAGGGTAAAACATACCATTTCCAAATAAATCTTCTAAAACTAAAACATAATTCCCTTCTTCTAAACAATATGTGTTAGTTTCAACCTCACATGCGTATACTTCATTATCATAGTAACCCCCCTCATCAATTAATTCCTCAGTATCTGAGTTGTATAGACTCCATTCGAATCCATAAGGTAAAGCATCAAATTCTATAGTAATGTCTATAAAAGTACCTTCATAATTGTTAATTTGAAGGGTATTAGTATTATTATCTTCATATATGTCACCTAATACTTCTACATTAACCTCTATATCTGAGATACCGTATTCTATATTGATATTAGGTATTATTATAACTTCACTTTCAGCAAAACCTAAATTTCCTACCCAATTAATAGAACTACTTTCACCATTTAGAGAATAATTAATAGTGGCTTCAGTTAATGTATCACCAAAACTCTGTAAGTTGAAAATTATATCCTTTGTGGTTGAACATCCCAAATTAGGAACTGATAACCCATTAATAGAAACGTCTATCCCCCCAACGGCACCACATGCTAAATTATTATCCACAACTCCAGGTCTAAAAGTTTCTAATTGGGATAACATTCTTAAAGTCTGTCCTTGGGTAAAACTTTCCATACAATTATCAGTAGTATAATCCATAAAATTCTCTATTAAATCACCACCACAAGCACCTCCATTTAAGGGACATCCAATGTTTCCTGTAGTGACAGGTGTATCACATACTTTATCCCCTTGTGTTTCACAGTTAGTGTTGGTAGGGGTACATGTACTTGTTTGATTAAATGTGTGAAATAACCCACAATAGTGTCCCATTTCATGAACCAGAGTTCTATTTAACCCATAACTACCTACATTAGTAATTCCAAAAGCGTTAGTCCCCATAAATACCCCATAATTAGTTGGGGGTAAATAAGCGAACCCTAACGGACTACCAAAAGGCGCTATAAAAACATTACAATAATTATTTCTATCATATCCAATTTGATTGGATACTTGAATGTGGTTATTGTAAAAAGCCGTAGCGTCCCACTCCTCTATATTTAAATTATCCCAATCATAATATCTAATACCTTCAATAGGTTCTCCATCAGTAGAAGCATTTGCTATACAAAAATTTATCTGTGTGTTTGCAGTAGGTACATCACTAAATTCTCCCGCAAAATTATCATTTAAATTATCAAAAGCTTCTTGTATAAATTCCACAGGTAAATGGTAGTCAGTTCCGTAGGGTTCACCAAAATGAATTACATGAACTATTACAGGAATTGTAATAGGTAAATCTGATTTGTTTGAAATTCTTATCGTCTCTTCTGATTTTTTCGCTATAGATTCAAGTTTTTGGTAGCTCCTTTTAAATTTAGGGTCTTTTAGTTGCTGTTCAAATAATATATCAGTACCACATCTCGTGGGTTCCTGAGAAAATATTATGTTATTAAATAAACTAAATAAAAATACTAAAATTAAAGGTCTTAAAAATGTCATTACTTATGGTAGAGTAGATTGTACTACTCGTATATAAATAGATTTATTTTTTAAGTTATCCATGTAGGATTATTCCTATTAAAATAACTTTGATAAATGATTATTTTTTACTATATTTAATTAGTTGGATTTATATCCATAAACTTTTTAAAACTTATAAAAATGAAAAATTTAATATTTTTATCCGCTGTCGCTTTATTGTCTTCATGTGGAACGGTAAATGAAGAAACTGAAGTTACTATTACAGACACTACTAATCAATGTTGTGATACTACTGTAGTTGACACAACAGTAGTTAACATTTTTGACCCAACAGGTATTAGTAACGTTCAAGAACTTCTTGACACTTTATCTAATATGCCCGAAGGAACTATAGTTAAAGATTAATAACCGATGTCGAAAAAAAACTACGAAGATTTATACCAAGGAAGAAGAAAGAATCAACTAGAATTTAGTTATAAAGTGGTTATTCTTGGGTACTATGGAATTATCCTTAGTATTTTATGTTTTATGTTATATCATTATTTGTAATGAAACGTACTAAAATAATAAATTTGTTCGCGGGACCTGGGGCTGGTAAATCAACCATAGCCTCAGGTCTTTTTCACGAAATGAAAAAACGTCATATTAAATGTGACGCCCCTTATGAGTTTCCAAAAGAACTGGCTTGGAATGAATCTAATAAAGAAATAAAAGACCAGCTTTACGTCATCGCAAATCAACATAGGGGTATTGTTAGGTCTTATGGTATTGTTGATTACATTATTTTAGATTCTCCTTTACTATTATCGTTAGCGTATAGAGATAATTACACTTCAGAATATCCCGCGAATTTATATGGGGAAAGTTTTGAGCGTATGATGTTAGATATTCATAACAAATATGATAATATTAATATATTTTTAGATAGACCTGAAAATATACACGAATATGAAGGTAGGTTTCATAATGAAGATATGTCAAAAAAACTAGATAGAAGAATAATTTCTATTTTAGAAGTTAACAACATCCCTTTTATAAAAATGAAAGTTGATAAAAATACTATAGATAGTATTTTAAATTTAATCAATTATCCTTGAGCCTCAGTCCAAGATATTCTACATTTTACATTACCCGCTTGTGAACCGTTATTCTTAGCGAATATTGTTAAGGTGTCTGGACCGTCAGGGAAAGAGTTAGGACCCCCTAAAACACTATTACTTAAATCTCTAACGTCTGATATGTCAAGAGTGGATGATGTGGCTCTCGTACCACCTTCGTCTGTAAGGAACAGTCCTATAACATCACCACCAATAACCTCAGTATTATCTGTGTGGTCAACGTACTGTGATATACTTCCATTACCCGCAGCATCCCAATTACTTTCAGTTTCGAATAATGTTGATTCTCCGTTTATTTTAACAGTTATCGTAAACTGACCTGTAGCAACAACACCTATTGTTTTTAGTGTGACTAAAGAACGATTGATTAAGTTTCTAACTCCATAAAACCCTGGAATACCATAATCAACGCTAGGTGCTAATCGAATTGTTAATAACGCCTCTTCATTCCCCGCAGTAATTGTTTTATTACCCGCATTTGACGCAGTAAATAAGTATGATTTATCCACATCAAATTTACCGTCCATAATTACTGAGACACCCCAGTGACTTAAAGTAGGTGAAAAGTTTTGATTAACGGATAACCAAGTATCATTAACAGAACCTGTAGTATTTCCTGCTGATAAAAACCCTACATTTCTATTAACTAAATTAAGTGTAGTATTATCACCAGATTCACTTCCTTTAGTATATTCTATATATTCATTATTAATGTTTATAGTACCGGCACTTGGTAAATAATACGCATCTTCAGTAAGTATGTCTAATGTTGTTGATGAGGTGGTCATTGAAGATTTTAAGTAACCGCTTTTAGAAACTGTATTAATTTCAAATCTAGCAGGTAAGTTACCTGTCCTCATATAAGCCTCTGTGTTAAGATTATTATTTACAAATTCATGAAAGTAGAACACTTCTCCTTGCGTTCCTCTCATACCGTACCTAATTTTACCCGCACCGTACCATGAATAATCTAGGAATACCATTTGCATTTTTGATGCGTCAAATACATAACCAGAAGGACCGTTACCATCTAAAACATCTAAATTAAAGTCAGACCTTTTAACCCTTTGTTCTACAGTCTTAACGAGTTTTATTCTCTCTACTGTCGAACCTTTATAGTCAGGTGCTATTGTTATCTGAGTGTCACTATCAATGGATGTTATATAATAAGCTTGACCTTTAATAACTACAAAATCACCTTCATATAGTTGTGTGGTAAATTTAGTGCCGTCACCTGTAACTATAGATGAATCTGTCGTTGCAGTTATAAATCCTGATATCTGAGTAGTACTATTTCTTTTTACGCAGTATAACTCATCCCCATCATGCTCAAAGAATAATCCGTTCTGTTGGTCGAATAGACCTGACCTTACAACTGCATCATTCCACTCATTTACAATAATTCTAATAAGACCACCAGGATTAGTATCGGTAGGTACACTTCCTGAATCTATTGGTATTTGTAGTGAAAAATCTTTAGGACTTGATACTCCATTTATAGATGTGCCACTAACGTTGTATGGGTTTGAACCGCCACTAACAGTAAATCCTTCTAATGTTATTTTAATCGATTCTAAATAATCTCCAGGTAGTTTAAATCCGTGTACTTGGTCAGTCTCAATAAACATATCATAATATGGATATGTTGTAGCGTCGTAATTACTTGTATCTACACTGTACAGAAATACATCATAAGTTGGTTTAAATAGGATACCAGTACTGAACTGTATACCTTTACCTGATTGGTATCTAAAGTACCCTCTAGTCTGCCTTACAATTTGACAATTAGGTGAATATCCCTCAGGGCTAATTTGAACCCCTCCATCAAAGTATCTATGTATTGCACTTCCATTATTTCTAACATAAACTTTAGTTGTGGAATCCGAAACTGTATTAGAGTTCGTATAGTCGCTATCAGACGCACCTAAGAACTCAACTTCAGTATTACTTAATACTTTAGTGATTTCAAAAGAACCTATCCAATCCGTATCCGAAGATGCGGAATCCACCACATAAATAGTAGAACCTATAAATAATGAGTGGTTGGTTGAAAATGTGACTTTGAGGTTACGTCCTCCACTAACACGAGATACGGAGGTAAGAGGTAGTTCGGAGGAAAAATAAAACCCTCCAGTATAAATGACAGTATAATCAGTTTTTTGGTTACCTACATATGTTGTTGGCGAGTTAGGGATTATACCAAACGAAGTCGAACCTGAAGTACTTACAATTAGGAAAGATGTGTCTAAATATGTAGGGTCTTTAGTTTCTTTGAAAATGATGGGTTGACCAACATAGAAAGGAATTGTTGGTGCTACCGTTACTGTAACTTGCAGACCGTCTCTTGATATAGTATCTAGATTTAATGAAAACGCTTGTCTTGTAAAATATGGTGATGTGGTATTAACTGTCGGTGACCACGATAATATTCGTTCAGATGTTCTTGGGTCGTCTAAAGCGACTATAGTTGCCGCAGAACCGAACTTCTCGTAATGACACTCAATTTTATTTTGACCTTCAAAAAACTTGACGTAAACAATTTTATCAACTTGGCTTTGTGTACTAGAACCATTAGGGGCATACTCTGCTTTCCAAATAAACACCCTATTTGGTGAAGTACCTGTACTACGTTTGGAGTATTTAGCTACCTCCATATCAGTACCAAACATCTTCAATATTGGTCCATATGCGGTATTTCCAGGGTAAGACGATTGACCTATATTTGAAATGTCTCCGTTACCCGTTGCTCTAGTTCCAAAAAATAACACACCGTTATTATTACCCCTTACAGTATTAAATGTAAAACCATTGACAGTAACATTAAACCCTATACTTCCATTTCTAGATGCTGAAGTATCATTATTGTCAGGATTACTAAAGTTTTCTATCGTGGTAAAACTCGCACTTTCTAAAGAAGTGTCGTAAGTAATACTAGTCGTATTTGCTGGTGTTACTAAAGTCGAGGGTGATATTGATGTTATTTGTTCCGCGGTAAATGCTGGTTCGTTAGCTTTTTGATATATACCAG